AATGCAAAATTGTTATTCGTTAATAAGTTGTTCAAATCTAAAAACTTAACAGAAGCTCAAAAAGTAAAAGTTATCAACGCTTTTGATAGAGCTGAAACAGTTAAAGAAACTAAAAACATCTTTGAAACATTACAAGAATCTCTAACAGCTACTCAATCTAAAAAGAATCCAATTAAAGAATCTCTTTCATTTGCTTCTAAACCCGCTGGTGTTGCTGACAGAAAACCAATCGTTGAAAACAACGAATTCATTACCAGAATGCAAAAACTTGCTGGTATTATTTAAAAAAATTAAAAACAACAAAAATCTAAAAATTACATTATTATGTCAAACATGATTAATTCTTTATTAGAGACCGCAAACCCATACACATCTATACAAAAAGATGCTTCCAGATTAGCTGGAAAATGGGGTAAATCAGGTCTTTTAGAAGGTATTTCTAATGAAACTGATAAGTCTAACATGGCTATCATCTTAGAAAACCAAGCAAAACAATTAGTAGTAGAATCTTCTGCTACAGGAACAGGTGGTACTTTTACCGCTGGAACAGGTGAGCAATACGCTGCTGTAGCATTACCATTAGTACGTAAAGTATTTGGTCAATTAGCTGCTAAAGAGTTTGTTTCTGTTCAACCTATGAGCTTACCAGCTGGTTTGGTATTCTTCTTAGATTTCCAATATGGAACTAACGTAGATCCATTCAACACTACAGCAGGTACTAACTCATTGTATGGTAACCAAACAGCTAACTTCGGTAACGATAGAGCAGGTGGTTTATATGGTGCAGGTAGATTTGGATACTCAATTAACCCATTCTCAGGATCTTTTGTAAGTGGTACTTTATTACAAGCTGCTGCAACAAAAGCAACTTTAACTGCTACTACAGCTTCATGGGCTGATATTTCTTATGATGCTGATTTATCTGCTTCTCAAGCCGCAGGTACTATTAAAGCTTTAACATTACCAACTTCAAGTCTTCCAGGATTTGATATAAATGGTATTCGCTCATTCTCAGTTTCAGGTTCAGGTGCATTTACAGTAGCTAAACAATTACCACAATTTACACAATTGAATTTAGTTTCTGGAAATATTACTTATTTCTTTACTGCTTCAACTGCTGAGGTAGCAACAGCTCAAGCTGCTTTAACTCAAGTATTGTATGGTAAAGGCCCAGCTGATAACTCAAGAGGTGATTTTGAAGATAATCAAGGTGCTGGTTACCCTAATGCTGAATCAACAACTTCGATTGTTATTCCAGAAATTAACGTTCAAATGCGTTCAGAAGCGATTGTTGCTAAAACACGTAAATTGAAAGCACAATGGACTCCTGAGTTCTCTCAAGATTTAAATGCATTCCACCCACTTGATGCTGAAGCTGAATTAACTTCTATCTTATCAGAGTACATCTCATTAGAGATTGACCTTGAAATCTTAGATATGTTGATCCAAAATGTTCCAACAAACCAAGTTGAATTCTGGTCTGCTCAAGTAGGTACTACTGTTACTGCTGCTGGTGGAGTTGTTCCAAACAGTGCTAACTCAGGTTTGTATTACACTCAAATGTCTTGGTTCCAAACTTTAGGAATTAAATTGCAAAAAATCTCTAACATCATCCACCAAAGAACTTTAAGAGGTGGTGCTAACTTTATTGTTGTTTCTCCAACAGTTGCTACAGTATTAGAATCTATCCCTGGATTTGCTGCTGATACAGATGGTGATTCAGCTAAAATGAGCTATGCATTTGGTGTTCAGAAAATTGGTGCTTTAAACTCTAGATATAAAGTTTACAAAAATCCTTACATGCTAGAAAACACTATCTTGATGGGATTCAGAGGTAATCAATTCTTGGAATCAGGTGCTGTTTATGCTCCATACGTTCCGTTGATTATGACTCCATTAGTATATGATCCAAATACTTTCTCACCAAGGAAAGGTATTATGACAAGATATGCTAAGAAAATGGTACGTCCAGAGTTTTATGGTAAAGTAATTGTGACAAACACTAACTCTATCTAATAATATCTTAGAATATTTTAAAAGTGCCTAGCAAAAGCTAGGCATTTTTTTTTTATTGTTCATAACTTTCTGTTAAATTCCGGGCTTTTCATATATTTATAATAAACAATAAGATATGAAAAAGTGTAAAAGATGTGAATTAGAAAAAGATGAAACTGAATTTGTAAAACGTAAAGCTGAAAAAGATGGCTTACATAGATACTGTAAGGTATGTTCGTATGATATAGGAAAAAAATATTATCATAATACGGGTAAAATTTCAAGAGAATCATACTATAAAGAATACCGTACCAATAATAAAGAAAAAATAAAAATTGGAATGAGATTAGCTATGAAAAAACACAGAGCTAAAAACAATAATTACAGATTAAGAGATAACATTCAGACATTACTTCGTTATCACATTAAAAATAAAACTCAAAGTGTAATTAAATACATTGGTTGTACCTTACAAGAATATAACGATCACATCTCAGCTCAATTTAAGCCTGAAATGAACTGGGAAAATTATGGAATATACTGGGAGATAGACCATATTATACCAATCTCATCATTTGATTTAAGTATATCTGAAGAAGCCAATAAAGCTTTCCACTTCTCTAACACCCAACCCCTTACTATAACCGAAAACAGAAAAAAATCAAATAAGAGGTCTAACGCAAGTTAGGTCTTTTTTTGTCATATTTATATTAAACAATAAACGTTATTATATGGCTTCAAACCACCACACCGATGAGGTTTTTACTCCAAAAAGAAAACCTAAAAACCCAATTAAGTTTAACCTACAACTTAATGAAGAACAAAAACTAGCAAAAGCTCTTATTGTAGAAAATCCAGTAGTCGTTCTAAAAGGGATGGCAGGTTCAGGAAAAACACTAGTGGCAGTACAAGCGGCTCTTGATATGTTATTTAACCGAGAGGTGGAAAAAATTGTTATAACCCGACCAACTGTAGCTAAAGAAGAATTAGGTTTTTTACCTGGTGATTTAAAAGAAAAGATGGATCCTTGGCTAGCTCCAATTTATCACAACTTATACATGCTATATGGTAAAGAAAAGGTAGATAAAGAATTAGAGTATGGCAATATTGAAATTGTACCATTTGCATTTATGAGAGGAAGAACATTTGTTAATTCATTTGTGATAGTGGATGAAGCACAAAATGTAACTCACGATCAAATGGAAACAGTATTAGGGAGACTTGGTAAAGGATCCAAAATGGTTGTTTGTGGAGATTTAGCTCAAATCGATTTAAAAATTAAGAAAGAAACTGGATTTTCATTTCTAACTAGAGTTGAAGAACAAGTAAAAGGATTTAAAGTATTTGCATTAAAAGCTAATCATAGACATGAGATAGTTTCACCTATACTAAAAGTATACCAAGACTTCAGAGACTAAAATATTTATATTAAATAATATAATATGGCTAATTCACAATTATGGGCAGGAACTGCTACCTTTACTCAAGGTACTTCAACTCCATTTGGATTTTATGACAATGATTACCAATTCCAGGTAGATGCTGTGAAGGTAGCAAAATTTTGTGCTACTCGTTTAGGATATCCTTCAATGGATGTTGAAATGGATGGTAACCAATTCTTTGCCTGTTTTGAAGCTGCTGTAACAACCTACGGAAACGAAGTTTACTTATATCAAATTAGAAATAATTTCTTATCATTAGAAGCTAACCCAAACGATATACCTTTAAATAACTCAGTTATAACTCCTAACTTAGGTAATTTAATTAGAATTGCTCAAAACTATGGTACTGAAGCAGGTGTAGGAGGTAATGTAGCTTACTATACAGGTTCATTCCGTATGACAGCGGGTCTTCAGGATTACGACTTAGCAGCTTGGGCTTCATCTTCTGGAGTAATATCAGGAAATGATTCAATTGAGATAAAAACAGTATTTTATGAAAATGCTCCTGCTATTGTAAGATACTTTGACCCATACGCAGGAACAGGATACGGATCACAACAATTGTTAGATGCATTTGGATTTGGTAATAAATCTCCGGCTATTAACTTTATGTTAATGCCATTAAACTATGATATAGCTACAATTCAAGCAATTGAATTGAATGATCAAATTAGAAGAAGTGCATTCTCATTTAATATTGTAAATAATAAATTAAAAATATTCCCTATCCCAACATCAGATAGAATGATATTTTTTGAATACATTAAAGTATCAGAAAGAGATAGCGTAATAGCTTCTCATGGAGCAGGCTCAGGAGACAATTTAATTACTGATATTTCAAATGTACCTTATGAAAACCCTACTTACTCAAATGTAAATGCTCCTGGTAGATATTGGATATTTGAATATACATTAGCATTAGCGGCTGAAACATTAGGACTTATTAGGGGTAAATACACTCAAGTACCTATACCGGGTGCGGAAGTAACGTTAAATCAGGCAGATTTATTAAATAAATCTAGAGAATTACAAGTCGCGTTAATTGAAAAATTACGCACTGATTTAGACGAGGCTTCACGTAAAAATCAATTAGAAAGGAAAAAAGCTGAAAATGATGCTATGCAATCTACCTTATTAAATGTGCCAATGACAATTTTTATAGGATAATATGGCTTACTTTGGACGCTCTCGTGATATCGATATGTTTCATAACGTTAACAAGGAATTGTTAGGACAAGTTATTGAACAAAAAGTAGGATATTATCAAGTAATTTTAGATGAAACACCATCAAACATGTATGGTGAAAATTTAAATAAAAGATTCACAGGTCCTGTTTTAATAAACTGTTTACTAGAAAGAGGTGATACCGCTCCTGTAACTGAAGACTTTGGAATGGATTTCACAAGAAATTTAAATGTAAGATTCTTAAAATATCATTTACAAGCAGCCAATGTTGAACCTTCAGTAGGTGATATCATTTTATGGAACGAAGATTATTACGAGGTTAATAATGTAAACGAAAATCAATTAATAGTAGGAAAAGATCCTGACTATGCTTATACAAGTGAAAACGGAGTACCTGATGCTGGTAAAAGTTTATCAATAACATTAGAATGCTTCTACACTCGCCCAGAACGTGTTGGATTAAGAGAAAATAGATTATAATGGAAAAACCAAGACCATTAAATAAACGTGAATTTTTAACTACTCTTTCAGAACCTTATGTGGAACCTGAAAGAGAGATACAACCTTATTCTAATCCTAATTCAACCTATTCAATTGATGTACAACCAGGTCAACCTGAATTTAATAGAGCATTTGAAGTATCATTAAAGGATGATGATACTCAATTAATTAATATTGGGTTAGAAGACCATGATGATGCTATTTTGTATTACCTAGAAAATGTAATAAAACCTACGGTAACTCAAAACGATAGACAAATAACAGTTCCAATTATATATGGTTCGCCGGAAAGATGGAAATCGATTCAAGCCGACGGGTTTTATCGTGATAAAAACGGTAAAACAATGGTTCCTTTAATCATGTTTAAGAGAGAATCATTTGAAAAAAATAGAACTTTGGGTAATAAATTAGATGGTAATGTAGTTCATAATGTACAATACTTTGAAAAACAATATTCTCAAAGAAATGTATACGATAATTTTTCTGTTTTAAGAGGACAAAAACAACAAAAAGAATACATTTTAGGAATAATACCTGATTACATTACTTTAACTTATAAATTATCAATTTATACAGATTACGTTCAACAAATGAATAAAATTATAGAAGCATTAGAATTTGCTTCGGATTCATATTGGGGTGATCCTGAAAGATATCAATTTAGAGCAGTAATAACTTCATTCCCAACCCCGGTTCTATTAGAAAATGCATCGGATAGAGCAAATAGAAGTGAAATTACTTTAACTCTTCAAGGATACATTATACCAGATACAATAAATGTTGCTCAAGCAGGACCAAACCCAAAATCTTACAACGTAACTAAAACAATTTTTACAGAAAAAATAATATAACATGTCAGCAGGATTATATAATTTCACAATAGAACAAGGTACTACAGTAGACTTTAAAATGCAATATAAGGATGTAAGTGGTAGTGCTATAAATTTAACAGGGTATGGAGCAGCTATGCAAATTAGAAGCAACTATGCTGATAATAATCCTACAACCTATATAACTCTTTCAAGTTCATTAGCTTCTGATGGAACAGGATTAAATATGAATAGTGCTAGCTCAGGATATATTGGAATTTTTATATCAGCATGTTCATCTTCGGCTTTAAATTTCCCAAATGCTAGATATGATTTAGAAATATTTTCAGGTAGTGTAGGATCCTGTCCTATAACAACACGTATATTAGAAGGACAAGTTATTTTAAGTAGAGAAACAACAAGACCATTATAATGTCTCAAGTAAATATAACATTAAATACTAATACTGTAGAAGTCAATACAACTAATAATCAAATAGTTGTAACTGATCCTACTAATCCAAATGTAGTTAATATAGTACAACCTATTACTACAGTAGTAGAAGTAATTACTTCAGGACCACAAGGTCCTCCAGGACCACAAGGGCCACCAGGTCCATCTGGTTCGATTAATACTGGATCTTTGGTAACTACTTCGTCATTTAATGCTTTTACTTCTTCTTACAACACAGGAAGTTTTACAGGAAGTTTTACTGGTTCTTTATTTGGTACTGCTTTATTTTCAATAAGTTCATCAATATCTGTTTCAAGCTCATTTGCTCAACAAGCACAAAGTGCATCTTTTGCAATAAGTTCTTCAATTTCAAATCAAACTAATACCTTAAATGGGTTTAATGCAGCCACTGTACAACAAATAAACGAAGGAGAAGTAAATAGTGGTGATTATGCATATATAGTACGAGCTCAAGAATTAGAACAAAGTAAACACACAACCATTAATATTTACAATAATTTAAACTTTATATAAAAATGGCAATAAATAGACAACCAATATTCACAGCAATACCTATTTTAATTAGTCTAGGAACACTTCCTACAGAGAATCAAAATAACACATACAATACAAGTAATGTAACTAATATATACACAGATAATTCAACATACGGTAGCATGATTACTAAAATAACAATAAATACCAATGGAAAAATCGGAGAAACCCCACCATCCCAAAGAATAGATTTGTACGTATACGATGTTATTGGAGATAAACACAATTGTCTTACTTCAAAATATATAACAGCAGATGTTGCAATAACACAAGAAACTCCAATACCCTCAGCTATATTTGAATTTACTGAAGGGTTAATATTACCTCCAGGAGGACAATTAGCACTATCCTCAACAGCCCCATCACAAGTATCAATAATTATAGAAGGTGGAACATACGATCAACCATCATAAAACAAAATAAATGAATAACGGATTCTACGAATTTTCAAGAGGTAAACAAGAAACTACATCATCGGTATTTCCATACACGGGTTCTGCACTCATTACAGGTTCGTTAGGAGTAACTGGAAGTATATCTGCAACTCAAGGATTTACTGGTTCTTTATTTGGTACTTCTAGTTGGGCCAGTAAGTCTATATCAAGTTCATTTAGTACTAGCTCATCTTTTGCTATAAGTTCTTCAAGATCAGTATCAAGTTCATTTGCAATAAGTGCTTCTTGGGCACCTTCACAAACAATAGACACAAGTTCACTAGTTACAACTTCATCATTTAACTCATTTACAAGTAGCTATAACACAGGTAGCTTTACAGGAAGTTTTAGAGGAGATGGAAGTGGTTTAATTAATTTACCAGGACAGAGTATAAATACAAGTTCACTTGCTACAACTGGTTCTAACACCTTTATAGGAAATCAAGTAATAACAGGCTCTCTAAACGTAACTCAAGGCATAACAGGATCTTTATTTGGTACTGCAAGTTGGGCTACTAATGCAATAATAGCTACAACTGCCTTAAACGGAGGAGTAACACAATTACTAGCAGGACCAAATGTAACACTATCACCAACCAATGGTTTAGGACAAGTAACTATTTCTTCAACATCAGGTGGTGGTGGATTTAATACAGCAACCGGTTCATATGGATCGTTTTATTCTACTCAAACACAAACTAATGTAGCGGGTACAGCTCGTTCAATGTCCTTAAATACAACAGACATTACAAACGGAGTATCAGTATCAGGATCAACAAATCCTTTTAACACTTATATTAAAACAGAAAATGCTGGAGTATATGATATACAATTTTCTGCTCAAGTAGATAAAACAGATTCAGGAACAGATGAAATATGGATTTGGTTAAGAAAAAATGGAACAAATTTAACAGATACTGCAACATCAATACAATTAGTTGGTAATGGAGCACATTATGTAGCAGCATGGAATTTCTTTGTTAATGCTGCAGCAAATGACTATTTTCAATTAATGTGGTATTCTCCAGATGCTAATGTAAGATTACATGCTGAAGCAGGTTTTGGAGTAGTACCAGGTATCCCTTCATTAATAGTAACAGCCAATAGAGTAGATCAATTCCTATCAAACACAGGATCGTTCAGTGGTCAATTCTCAGGTTCATTCTCGGGTTCAGGAGCAAATCTAAACTCAATACCAGCCTCAGCAATAACAGGATTAAATTTATCACAACTAGCAACAGGAAGTGTAACAGCTTCAGTTTCTCCAACACAATTTACTGTATCAAGTGCAAGTGTAGATGAATTTACAGTGACAGGTACTGGAGTAACTTTAGGAAGTGCCATTACTGATACACATAGAGTAACTGGTTCTTTAACTGTAACAGGATCAATTACTGCAACAACTTATAATAATTTACCAACAGCAAGTGTTAGCAGTAGTGGTATACTAAGTTCAACAGATTGGACAACATTTAACAATAAACAAAATACATCTACATTAATTTTTGATTCTATTCAAAAAGCTATAATGCGAGATAATTATTTTTGGTTTGTCCCTAATACAGTTTCAACAGGATTATCTTCTGGTTTTGGTTATTCAGAAAGAATTATGGCAAACAGTTTTACTTTATTAAATAATGGAGTATTAACAAGGGGAATGATATCTTTTAATACAACAATCGTCCCTGGAATACTTGCTTTTTCAAGACGAAATGATGCATTAATTTTAACAGGGTTAGAAGTTGTATTTACTAGAAAAATACAATTTAATTCTAATGTATCAGGACAACGTTTCTTTTCAGGAATTTCAAAAGGCAATCAATTTGTAGCACCTACTAACGTTGAACCATCAACATTAACGGATGTTGTAGGAGTTTGTCAACTATCAAGTAGTACTAATATGCACGTTGTTCATAATGATGCAAGTGGAACAGCTACAACAATTGATTTAGGCAGTTCTTACCCTTGTACCGATTCACAATACAATTACTTTATTACTATTGAGCAAACAACTACTACTTATATTGTAACAGTTGAAAGGGTAACTATTGCAACTGGCGCAAGTATATCAACTACAAACACATTAGCAACAAACATACCTAATTATGCAACGGGCGTAATTCAGTTATTAACTTGGATATCTAATAATGCAACAGCGGCTATTGCAAGTTATTTAGATGGTGGCGCAATTGGTAACGTAAAAAATCAATAATTATGTACTACAGAACTAAATATGGAAAAATAATTGATGAGAATAGCCAAGTTATTCCAATGGATGAAAGTAGTACATTGTATGTGGCTTATGTTGATTATTTAAGGGCAGATGGAGAGATATTTGAAAGCAATTATGTATTTCAGGAAGACCTTGTTGATGAGGCACTAGAAATAGATTTATATTATACAGGACTTATCTCAGACCTTTTAAGAAAACACATTGAAAAAATAAGTATAGATGGTATACCTATTCCACAATCAGCAATTGATGAGAGAGATAGACTTAGAGCAGAGTGTAATCAAAAAATATTAGATTTAGGAATAACAAATTTTAGCTACAGACAATCTAACTTAAAACTATGAAATTAATAGTAATATTACTTTTAAGTACAATTTGTTTTTCTCAAATTAAGATTAATAAGCAAAGTGTAGTATACAATAAAGAAACATTACGTATAGTTGATAAAAAATTATTATATAAAGACACTATCCTATACTTAGAAAACGATAATTCAGTTAGAATAAGTAAAAACATGCTATATTACTACTCAGACAAAGTATACTTGAAATTCAAATTTAATAAAAAAACAAAAAAATATATAAAATTATGAAACAACTAATTCTCCTTTTCCTATTAACAACTTACATTAGTTTTTCACAGACAGTTAACTATACTACCGATTCTTCTAACTTCTCTAACCCTGAAAGAGGATTACAAAAATATTCAAAGAATGTAAGTAGTTCCGGAACGTATAGTCCAATTAATCAAGCAACATTAACTGGTTGGAGAACTGGTACCGATAAAATAACTGTTGTCTATAGGTATTTGATGTTAGGTGAATTTATTAGTAATAATAGTGTTATTAATTCAACGTACCTAACTAACGTACAGACAGATTTTAATAGAATAAGAAATGCTGGGTTAAAAGTAATAGTTAGACCTGCATACACTACCAATTATGATGCAGTAGTACAACCAAACAAACAAACTATATTAAACCATATATCACAACTTTCTGCTATAATTAACTTAAATAAAGACATTATGGTATCAGTACAATGTGGTTTTATTGGTGTTTATGGTGAATGGTATTATACAGGTGGTAGTACTAGTAGTGATACTGATGGAAGTCCTGAATTTGGTGATGAAGGAAATATAAGTAATACTCAGTGGTTAAATAGAAAAGAAGTTGTTGATGCAATGTTATCTAATTTTGGCAACTTACCTATTCAAGTTAGATATGCAACAGCAAAACGTAAAATGTACGGAAGTACACTACTAACTGATGTTACTGCTTACCAAAATACACCGTTAGCTAGGGTTGGATTTTACAACGATGCTTTTCTTAATGAAGATGGTGATATGGGAACTTATGAAATTAATAATTGTGTTAACCCTGTTGGTACCACGGATTATTTGCTAATAAGTAACGCTAGTCAATATTTACCTATGAATGGTGAAACAAATGGAATTAATCCATGTAACAGTGGAATACGAACTACTGGTGCCAATGCTGTTGTAGAGTTAGATGTTTTAAACTTCTCAACTTTAAATAGAGATTATTTCCCAAATGCTTGGAATGATTGGATTGCATCTGGTCATTATAATACAATACTTAAAAACCTAGGATATAGATTACAATTAAATTCAACAACTATTAATATAGGTACAACAATTGATTTTACTATGAACATAACCAATACAGGTTACGGTAATGTAACATCTAATAAAAATGTATACCTTGTTTTTAGAAATACCTCAGGGACCGAATACAAAAAACTATTAACCGTTGATCCAAGATTTTGGAGAACAACACACTCATTTTCTCAATCATTGGTAAAAGACATACCTGATGGACAATATAGCTTATATTTACACATTGCCGATCCTAATCTAGAATCAAGACCTGAATATAGTATAAAATTGGCTAATTCAGATATTGTTTTTGAAGCAACAACAGGATATAATAATTTAAACCAAACTATTAATATTATAAATGCCGGATGTGCAATAACTACTTGGGATGGAAGTTCTTGGTCTGCTGGTATTCCCTTATCAAACAGAACAGCAGTAATTAACGGACTCTATGACACGTCTAATGATGGATCTATTGACTGCTGCGATTTATTTGTAACTAGTGGAGCTAGTTTAATTATCACTTCTGGTGAATATTGTAGTGTTAGTGGAGATATTATCACCGTTGATACTTTTGGTTCTTTACAAGTTAAATCTGGTGGATCTTTAATTCCAATTTCACCTACTTGTATTTCTACAGGTATCATAAATATTGAAAGACGAACTACACCAATGAAACGTTATGATTATACTTATTGGTCATCACCTGTAAATTGCAGTATTGGAAATTCACTACTAGCTACTAAGTGGGAACCAAACCATACCTATACTTTTAACACATCTAACTTTTTTGATATTGAAACTAGATACCAAAACACCTTTTTATCAAACCTACCTGATGGTCAAGATGATAATGATGATGCTTGGACAAATGTTTTACCTAGTGATATTATGGTTAAAGGAAAAGGATATATTTCTATGATAAAATCTTTAATACCAACAGGCACTTATCCTAGAATTGAAATTGTTAATTTCATAGGTCAATTAAACACAGGTGTTATTACAACTCCAATAGGATTAAGCGCAAATTTATTGGAGACTAATGATGATAAAAACCTTATTGGTAACCCATTTCCAGCTGCTATCAATTCAAATGACTTTATTGATGCCAACATCACCAACATTTCAGGTACTCTATTTTTCTGGACACATACTAACACATTAAGTACATCATATTCTGGGTTAGAAATGTTTAATTTCTCTGTGAATGATTATGCAAGATATACAAAACTTGGTGGTGTGGCAGCAACATTTGGTGGTAAAGTACCTACCAACGTTATTGGAAGTTGTCAAGGTTTCTTTGTTGAAGCTGAAAATAACGCTAATTTAGTTTTTACACCTTCATTAATGTCTAACGCTTATGTTAACACGACAGCTGTGGCTTTTTTTAGAACTCAAGAAATTAATAAAGTTTGGTTGAATATGTCAACAAGTTTGGGGCTATTCTCACAACAATTAATTGGATATCGAGATGACACTTCTTTAGCTTATAATAAAGGTTTTGATGCTAAAATTCTAATAGCTAAAACACCAATTAAATTCTATTCTATTGAGAATGGAGATAAATATGATATCCAAGCTAGAGGAACTTATAACCTAAACGATGTTGTTAAATTAGGGTATGAAACAGCAGTAGCTGAAACATTTACAATATCTATCGATAGTTTAAATAATATAGATAATGTTTACATAAAAGATAATGGTGTGCTACATAACTTACCTTACACTTTTACAAGCGAAATAGGTGAATTTAACGATAGATTTGAATTAGTTTATACTAACCTATTATTAACAAATATCCCAGCAGCAAATAGTGAAATAGTTGTATATCCTAATCCAACAAACAACAACCTATACATTAAAAACTTCAAGGGTAAAATTTTAAAAGTTTATAACATATTAGGAAAAACATATAAAGTAGAGTATACTAAGTACAATGAGAATACAATTATAGTAAACACAAATACATTAAATAAAGGTCTATATTTGCTAAGATTAGATAACAAAACAATAAGATTTATAAAAATATAAAAAAATAAAATTATGAAAATACAATGCCCAATTTGCCCAATAATTAAAAAAAATATAGTAACATATTTTACTGATATAAAGTTTATAAAAACACCTGAATTTATAACTAGAGCATATTACAAACATTTGCTTTGGTCTTTGGTATTAACAGTACCTTCTATAATAGTGTTAATATTATTTTTTGACTTAGATGATGTTGGAGTACTATTTCAACTATTCGTTGGTGGATTCGGAGCTTACGTTGTTAATGGCGTTAGAGAGGGGATAAGAAGTAAATTATATGGTACTGAATGGGACCAGGTTGATATTCATATGGGAAGTTATGGTGGTATTTTAGGTGCTGCAGTAGTACTTGCAATTTTGAAATTTTTAATATAAAAATTATCTCTAAATTAATAAACTTAAACCATTAAATAATTCCTTAATATTTATTACAAAATATATTACTATAAATGGCTACAATAAGTACATCAGGAATTGCAGTAGGGCAAATAATCCATTCAGAACATCTATTAAGAGTAATAAATGCTTTAAATGGAGTTACTCCTATTGATATAATTATAACAGGTTCACTCTCTACATCTGGTTCATTAAATGTTACAGGTTCAACCTTTTTAAAAGGATTACCTAATACCTCTAGAGCTAATGTAATTACATATGATCCTACTACAGGACAATTATCATATCTAGCCTCAGCTTCATTAGGAGTTACAATGAGTGTGTCTCAACCTGGGGGATCTGATACACAAGTCCAATATAATAGTGGTAGTGTTTTAGCTGGAAATTCTGGTTTTAAATTTATATATAATTCTTCAAGTTTAACTTTAGGCACTAGTACCCCTACAGGATTATATTCATTTACTCAAGGTAGTAACCTTACGGCATCAGGAAATTTTTCTTATGCTCAAGGATCAAATACCAAAGCAACTAATATTTCAGCTCATGCTGAAGGAGACTCTACAATAGCTTCAGGAATAGGCTCACATGCTGAAGGAAATGTTACAACTGCATCAAATAATTATTCACACGCCGAAGGACAATATACCCTAGCATCCGGAATAGGATCACATGCTGAGGGAAATTATACAACAGCATCAGGAGATTATTCACATGCTGAAGGAAATAATACAGAAGCTAGAGGTGAAAAATCCCATGCTGAAGGATATGACACCTTAGCTTCAGGATCACACTCACATGCTGAAGGGAATTCAACAATAGCATTAGGTAATTACCAACATGTACAAGGTCAGTTTAATATAACATCATCAGCAGAGGCTGCTTTTATTATAGGAAATGGTACGGCAGATAATGCAAGAAGAAATTTAGTATTCGCCTCAGGTTCTCAGTTTCAAATAACAGGTTCACTAAATGTGTCGGGTTCAATAACAGGTTCACTATTTGGAACAGCTTCATTTTCAACTACTGCATCCTATGCTACTCAAGCATTAAGTGCTTCTTGGGCACCAAACACAAGTCCAATAGAAGTATATAATAATAACATTGACTTAGGTACACTATACTCAACAGCACCTCCTGGAGGGCCAGCAAGCTCAACAACAAACGTAACAGCATCAATTATGTTGGGATGGAATGCTGGTGGGGCTTCAAACAATATAGGATATTCAAATTTTCTAGGAAATAGAGCAGGACGAAATACAGTAAATATTGAGGGTTCTAATTTCTTAGGATTAGAAACAGGTCAAGAAACAAGTGCTTCTAGGTCAAACTTTATAGGACAATACACCGGCCGTTACGCAGTTAATGCAAATAATAGTAATTTTTTAGGATATGCTGCAGGTCAGTTAGCAGTAAGTGCATCATATACAACACTACTGGGGTACCAAGTAGGACTTGCTAGTACAGCATCTAATAGCATAGGTTCAAATAATATTATAATAGGTACAAATATAACCCTAGCTCCACAACAAAGTAATGCAATTAACTTAGGGGGAATAATTTTTGCAACCGGATCGTACTCAACAACAACTGGTAACCCATCCTCAGGTTCAGTATCTGATGCTAGAGTAGGTATAGGAACTTCAACACCATCCTATACCTTAGATGTATCAGGATCAACGAGACTAAACGATATTCTAATATTACAACGAAGAACAACAACACCAACTCCCGTAGAAGGTATGATAATAGCTTCAGGATCAGCAGGAGCTAGTATTCTATATTACTACGATGGGACAACTTGGAATGCATTATTCTAAAAATAAATTAAATAAAACAACGTTATGATTAAACCAACAAAGTTACAAGAAACAGAATTACAAGAATTACAAGATTTTCAATCACAATCTGAAACATTAATTGCACAATTAGGGCAAGTAGGATTTAAAAAACTACAAATTGAAAAAGAAGAACAATACTTAAAACAATTATTTGATCAAATTCTTACAGCTGAGAATGAATTAAGTAAAAGACTTAAAGAAACTTATGGTGATGTTCAAATTGATTTAAAAACAGGTGAGATAACTTATCCCTAAATTATAGGTTTTGAGCCTTTTTTTAATATTTATTATCAAACAAATTAAACTAATTAAAATAACAATAAAAAATGGCTGAAACATTATTATCTCCAGGTGTTCTAACTAGAGAAAATGACCAATCACAGATTACTCAAGGCCCTATTACTGCAGGAGCAGCTATTATAGGACCTACTGTATCCGGTCCTGTTAGAATTCCAACCTTAGTTACTTCTTATAGCGACTATTTAAATAAGTTCGGTGGGTCTTTCATCAGTGGTGGAGCATCTTACGAATATTTAACATCAATCTCTGCTTATAATTATTTTCAACAAGGTGGAACTACTTTATTAGTACAAAGAGCCGTAAGCGGTACATTTGCTCCTGCAACTTCTAGCGCTTCTAGTAATGTTGCATTAGTAGTTGGAGCATTTGCTTCTGCATCATTTGTTACTCAATCCTCTTCAACAGGTTCTTGGAATAATATCTTAATAGTAGGAAATACAGATTTTGGTGGTGTTAACTATACAATTAGAAATAACCCTTACCTTTCTACAGGTTCTTACCAGTATGATTCTTTTAACAATTATTTTGATTTAGGAGTAGGTGATGGAGATTTTGATGGTAGTAATGCTATAACTTCTACGTCCCAATGGGCTACTTTATTAATTAATAGTATTAACACTTCAGGTACTGAAGTTTCTAGTTTAGTATCTGCTTCTCTTTTAGGTAATAGAATTGTATTTACTTCAACACAGGCCGGTACTATATATAATAATTTATCTTTGACTAGTAGTTATGGTATTGGAGCTCCAACATCATCTGCATTTTCAGGGGGTTCGGATAGTACTCCAAGTACAGTATTTATATTAGAAACTTTATCTCAAGGTGCTATTAATAATAGTTTTAGTACTGAAACTTCAAGCTCATTAGCTTCAGGCTCAGTTAATAATCTTAGATTTGAAATTGTTAATCCTAGTTCAGGTAGTGGTACATTTGATTTATTAATCCGAAGAGGAGATGATAATCAAAATTCTAAAGTAGTATTAGAACAATGGACAGGTTTATCATTAGATCCAAACCAATTAAATTATATTGAAGCAGTAATTGGTAACCAATCTACTACTACAGATAATGGATATGTCCAAACAACAGGAGATTATACTAATAAATCAAGATATGTAAGAATAAAATCAGTTACTTATACTACCCCAAATTATTTTGATAATAATGGAAATCCAGTAGCATCTTATACTTCTTCATTACCAACCCCACAAAGTGGATCATTTGGTGGAGCTGCAGGTTCAAACTGTGGAGTTTATGGTTTATCAAATTCAGATTATACCTCATCAATTTCATTATTAGGTAACGTTGATGAATTTAAATTTAACATAATTACTACTCCAGGTATTACAGCTACAACAGGAAATGCAATTATTACTTCAATAACTAATATGGCTACTGATAGAGGAGATTGTATCGCTATTGTAGACATGTCTGCTTTTGGAAATAATGTAGCTACAGTAATCAACAATGCAACTACAATTGATAGTTCATATGCAGCAACTTATTATCCATGGGTTCAAATTAGTGCTCCTAATACAGGAAAATTAACATGGGTTCCACCATCAACAATCATTCCAAGTGTTTATGCTTATAATGATAGAGTAGGTGCTCCATGGTTCGCTCCTGCAGGATTTACTAGAGGTGGATTAAGTGTAATTCAAGCTGAAAGAAAATTAGCTCCATCTGATAGAGATACTCTATATGCTGGTAAAGTTAATTCATTAGCTACCTTCCCTGGACAAGGTGTAGTAGCATACGGTCAGAAAACATTACAGAAAAAAGCATCTGCTTTAGACAGAATCAATGTTAGAAGATTATTAATCGAATTAAAATCATACATTGGTCAAGTAGCTAACGGATTAGTATTCGAACAAAACACAGCTGCTACAAGAAACAGATTCTTAAGACAAGTAAATCCTTACTTGGATTCAATCCAACAAAGACAAGGCTTATACGCTTATAAAGTGGTAATGGATGATTCAAATAATACTGCTGATGTAATTGATAGAAATCAATTAGTAGGTCAGATTTTTATTCAACCTACTAGAACTGCTGAGTTTATCATATTAGACTTTAATGTTACACCAACTGGTGCATCTTTTGACTAAAAAAGTTTAGGATTAAAGCCCTAATAAAAGGGCTTTTTTTCCTAATATTTATTATAAACAAATAATAATAAAATAACACAAAATATAACATGGCAGTACTAAATCCTAATGAGATAATGTTTACCGCATTCGAACCTAAGGTATCAAATAGATTCATACTATATGTAGATGGAATCCCAGCTTACTTAATTAAGAAAGCTTCAGCTCCAGGATTCGATGCAGGTGAAATCACACTAGATCATATCAATGTTTACCGTAAAATTAAAGGTAAAGTAAAATGGAACGATATGACTTTAGCCCTATACGATCCAATCGCTCCTGCTGGTTCACAAGCAGTAATGGAATGGATGCGTTTATCTCACGAATCAGTAACAGGTAGAGATGGATATTCAGATTTCTATAAAAAAGACTTAACAATGAATATTTTAGGTCCTGTAGGTGATGTAGTAGGTGAATGGATTATTAAAGGTGCATTTATCAAATCAGCAACATTTGGAGACTATGATTGGTCACAAGGTGAAGCTGCAGCTGAAATCTCAATGACAATAGCTATGGATTATTGCATTTTGAATTTTTAGGAAATTTAAAAATAATAGGAAAGAGCTCACATTTATTTGTGAGCTTTTTTTATTTTGCTATATTTATGGCTGATATCCTCGTAATACAAGATGAAGACATGTACTAAATGTAGTTTGGAAAAACCATTAAATAATTTTGTTAAAAATAAAAGACAAAAGGATGGGTATCATTATATTTGTAAACCCTGTCATAAATTGTATAAAGAACAAAATAAAGATAGAATACAAAATAGACATAAAGAATGGTTAAATAATAATAAAGAATATATATCTAGTTATAATAAACAATATAATATAAATAACTTTGAAAAGAAAAAACAATCTATAGATAAATGGTGGAAAAATAATCCCAATTATCAAAAAGAATGGAAAAGTAAAAAATATAATAGTGATATTGAATATAGAATAAAAGATAATCTTAGAAGTAGGTTTTATAATGCTATTACCAATCAATTCAAAATCCAATCTATCATAGATTTATTAGACTGCTCAGTTAATGAATTAAAACATTATTTAGAATCTTTATTTAAACCCGAAATGACGTGGGATAATCATGGAGAAATATGGGAAATAGATCATATAATACCTTGTTCTAAATTTAATTTAACTGAAGAAAAACAACAAAAAGAATGTTTTAATTATACCAATTTACAACCATTATTTAAAACAACAAAAATAGCTGAATCTTTTGGTTATAATGACCAAATAGGAAATAGAAATAAATCAAACAAATAAATTAAAAATATGGAATCACAAAACAAAGTTACGTATCCTACCGAAACTGTAGAATTACCTTCAAAAGGTTTACTTTACTCTAAAGAAAACCCTTTATCTAGTGGAAAAATAGAAATGAGATATATGCGAGCAAAAGAGGAAGATATCTTAACTAACCAAAACTACATTCAACAAGGTACTGTTTTAGACAAACTATTAGAATCATTAATTGTTTCTAAAGTAGATCTAAAAGATATGGTAATTGGTGATAAAAATGCTATCCTAATTGCTTCTCGTATTTTAGGGTATGGTCAAGATTATGAATTTGATTCAGGTGGAGTACATTATAATGTAGATTTAACTACATTAAAAGACAAAGAATTACCTGAAGATGTAGATTACACTAAAGGAAATAACTTCTACTATACATTACCCTCCTCAGGTATAGAAGTTGGATTTAAACTATTAACACATGGTGATGAATCCGCGATAGAACAGGAATTAAAAGGGCTTAAAAAACTATATCCAAATGGTGGTGCACCTGAATTATCTACTCGTTTAAAATACATGATTACTTCAGTTGGTGGAAACACAGACCGAAAAGTAGTTAGAGAATTTGTTGATAATGAATTATTAGCTAGAGATTCAAGATCATTGCGTCAAGAAATTAAACGAATTTCTCCTGATGTAGATTTAACAATTCAAGGTGATGGCGGGGAGGACATCACAGTACCTATTTCTTTAAACTTTTTTTGGCCTGACATCAACCTATAGAATAAATTTATTTTCCCAAATGAATGAAATAGTATTTCATGGTAAGGGAGGATACACTTGGGATACTGTTTATGAAATGCCTATTTGGCTCCGAAATTTTACTTTTCAAAAATTAAAAGAATGGTATGATAAAGAACAAGAACAAATAGAAAAACAAAATAATCAGTTAACTAATAAAAATGCCACAGAGGTAGCTAGACCTAATATTCCAGCTTCCAGTACATATAATACAACAGTAAGTAATAAATCTTAATAAATTTAAATATTTATATCCGCATTGTCGCGGTGCAAATATAAAATATTAATTTAGAACCTATGGTAAGTAAGGACCGCGACCCTGAAAACCATAGGTTTCTTTATCAAAAATGAAAAAGTGTAATAAATGTAAAATTGAAAAATCTTTAGATAGTTTTTACAACCATCCTAAAACTAAAGATGGTAAAGATGTAAAATGTAAAGAATGTACTAAATTATATAAAAAAGAAAATTGGAAAACTTTATCCCAAAAACAAAAAATTACTGATGCTATATTTAGAGTTAATAACCCTAATTATTATGAAAAATATTGGAAGGGTTATTATAATAAGAATAAAAATTTAATACTTGCAAAACATAAAGAAAAACAACCCTTAATTAATGAGTATCATAAAATCAGAAGAAATACTGATCCAATATTTAAGCTCAAAGGTAGTATTAGAAATTTAATTAAAGATTCATTTTTAAGACAACATAAAAAAGGTTGGATTAAATCTAAACATTCTGAAGAAATATTAGGTTGTACCTTAGAAGAATTCATCCATCATTTACAATCTAAATTTACAGAAGGTATGACTTTAGAAAATCATGGAAAGTGGGAAATTGATCATATAATACCTTTAGCTTCTGCTAAAAACGAAAAAGATGTTTATAAATTAAATCACTACACTAATTTACAACCCCTTTGGAAAGAAGATAATAGAAGTAAAGGAGATAAATTTATAAAAGAATAAATAAGTTTTATATTTATATTATATATTAAGATTATTATGGCTCAAAACCAACCTAATTTAAATCAAACACGACAAGATATAATAGATATAGCTGCGGTAACTGAAGAAACATTCAGATCCGTCGCGGCTAATATTCAAGACATGTTTGCGAATGCTCTAAATGCTTCGGATACTATAATAAAATCATTTCAAAAAGATATATCTAACTCAATTAAATCTGCAGCTAGGGAATCTTCTAAATTAGCAGATAATTTTGAAAAACTAAATCAAGGAGCCTTAAAACAAGCTGATATCCAAAAACAAATAGAAGCTAGAGCTGCTAAACTTCGTTCTATTGAAGTTAGTACAGAGGCTTTAAGAAAAATAGGAACTGCTGAAGCTATTTCTCAAGCAAATGAATTAAACCAACAATACCAAGATTTAGTTTTAATAAATCAATCTTATACAGAAGAGTTAAATAATCAAGTTAGAATATTAGATGAAGTAGATAATAATTTAAAAACACAATTAGGTTTAGCCCCACAAATATTAGGGGGCTTAGATAAATCTCTAAAAAAATTAGGTCTTCCTGATTTAGGTTTTAATAAAGCTCTTGAAGATACTCGTAAAATAGCTATTCAAAATGAATTAAATGGGGAAAGAACTAATATATGGGCTACCTATACTAAAAATTTAGGAGGTAATTTTAAAGAAGTTTTATCCAAAGCTAATTTTATACAGGTAGCAATTGGACTCATGATTGATTCCTTTTTAAAATTAGATAATTTAGCTGGAGATACTGCTAAATCTATGGGTATATCCTATGAAGAAGCAACCCAATTAAACTCAGAATTTAATGCCATAGCTAATGCAAGTGGTAATATTTTTGTTACTACTAAAGGTATAAACGAATCTTTTAATCAAATAAATACTGCTTTAGGTACTAATGCTAATTTAAGTGAAGAACTATTACTAACTCAAACTGAACTTACTAAACAAGCATTTTATAGTGTAGAAGCTGCTACTCAAATTTCTAAATTATCTTTAGCTACTGGCCAGTCTTCTAAAAACATTGTAACTTCGTTTTTAGGTCAAGCTAAAGCTTTAAATCTAGTTAATAATACTGCTATTAATGAAAAACAATTAATAGAAGGTATATCAAAAACTTCCAAAGGAATTTTAGCTACTTTTGCTGCTCAACCTAAAAAATTAATTGAAGCTGCTTTTGCTGCTAAAAAAGTAGGTTTAGAATTAAATGAAATAAAAGGAATACAAGATTCATTATTAAATATTGAATCCTCTATTGCAGCTGAATTTGAAGCAGAAGTACTAACAGGTAAACAATTAAACCTAGAAAGAGCAAGATATTATGCTTTAACTAATAATATAGCAGGTCTTTCACAAGAATTAACAAAACAAGGTATAGACCAAACCAAATTTGCAGGAATGAATGTCCTGCAACAAGAATCAGTAGCCCAAGCTATGGGATTATCTCGTGACCAGTTAGGAGAAATGTTATTAGAACAAGCAGCTTTATCTAAATTAACTGGTGGTGATACTGAAGAAAATAGAAAAAAATTAGCACTATTAAAAGAACAAGGATTTAGTGCTCAAGCTATTGCTGAATTAGGACAAGATGAATTAGATAGACAAATGGCTTCAGCTTCAATACAAGACAGATTTAATGCTTCTATTGAAAAATTAAAAGAAATATTTGTTACTGTAGTTCAAGCTTTAATGCCTATAATAGATATATTTGCATCTGTATTTGAACTATTAGGACCTATAATGTCTATTTTAGATCCTATGATTCAAGCAACTCTTGTAGGAGTAGCAGCTATCCAAGATATAGTAAATGGTATAAAATATTTATTGGGTACAATATTTTTTGGTAAATCTGATGCTTTTAAAGGTGGATCTGCTTTTATAAAGCAAATAGGAAAAGCTGAAGTAAGTGCTCAACAAAATTATGGAGCTAATTTGGGATTTACTGAAGCAGGAAGAGAATCAAGAGTTCAAGATGGTATTGCTCCTTCTAGTAAAGGTCCATTTACTATTACTGATAGTTATGGAGCAACTGCTATTACTAGCGTAGGTGATGGATTAGCTGTATCACCTAATATAAGAACACAATCTGCACCTCCAACCCAAACTACTTCTCCTACTGCTATAATTGATTATGAAAAATTAGGAACTCATTTAGCACAAGCTGTATCTAAAGTCACAGTACAATCTAACTTAGATGGAGTAGCAGTATCAAGTCGATTACAAACACCAATGGGAATAGCTACACGTAAAATATAATTTATTAATATTTATTATAAACAATAAAACATAACATAAAATGGGATTACTTAATTTATTAAACTCAGGAGTAAGCAATTACGGATACAGCGGAGGACCAGTTCCTTCAACTGTACAACAAAATCTTCCAGGATTCACTCGTCATAATTTATTTTCTGTTAATGGGCAACCAAATATATCTAGTAATATTATTGTAGGTGGAGTTGAAGGCTTACAAGCCCCTGCAGTAACTTATGCCCCTTCTCAATTAGAAGAAAAAGATCCACTCAACACAGCTCAATACCGAAGCAATCCAGGACAAGGATACATAGATAATCTACCAGTATAATAAATGAGCTTAATTAACCTTAGAACAAATTTAAAGTCACTAAGGTTTGGAAATGACACTCAAGGGGGTGGTGCTAGTGGACTACCTTATATCCAAACCGGCTTACCCGAAGATTCTCCTGCGGGTGAATATCTTGCTGGTATAGCGAGAAACAGCGCGGATTGGCCATTAAGAGGAGGACAATATTGGACCGTAGCATCTACTGAAGATACTGTAAGAATATCCCGTTTTTTAACTGATTTTCCTAAGGGTACTACATTTACTACAAAACAAGTCCAATTACAAAAGTCAAATCCTAAAATTGAAACTGGAGGTTTTGCATCTAGATTAAACACACAAACATACAATTTAAACGCTAATTTATTAGCACAAGTACTCGAACAAGGAAGTGGAATTCACATTCCAAGAGCCGGTGCTAACACTAATGAATTAGGAGCAGATAATCCTCAAGCTAAATACGAGTATATTGTATCACATAAAGATACTAATCAAAATAGATTAGTAGCTCTTTTTAATTCAAAAATTAGTACTGATACAACAGGGTTATCTCTTGATTCTACTATAACTAAATTAGGAATATCTGCATTTGACGATAATGTACTATTTGATTATGTAGGAGGACCTGATTCATTATATGGAGATGGTAATACTACTATTTTCAGAACTACAAATACTAATTCATCTGTAAAAATACCTGATAGCTCAACTAGATATTTAAATACTTTAGGTCTATCAGATTATATTAAAACCAATTCTATTGAGGGATTAACAGGAAATTTATTTCCTTATAGATTTAGAGCTCAAACATTTCCAAGTTCTGTAACTACTCCAACTTCCGATTTACCACCACCACCAGATTTTTCTAATGTAAGGGGTAATTTAGATTTTACTAAAACTGAATTTGGAAATTACCCTAAAAATTTATACCAACAATCATCTCCAGATTATATAAGACCTGAAAATGTTCCTATTGATATAGCAGATATAAATTCTTTTGGGAATACAATGGCTTATAGTAAGTTATTATCTTCTAAAAAGAATGAAGATATAGCAGCTTTTGGAAAAACTCAAGATTTTAGAGCTCAAACTAATGCTTCAGTTTTAGCCAATTCAGTTAGTTATAATACAAAAGGTCCTAATAATACTGGATTCAAAATAGAATCTAGAATTGGAGTTGGTAATCCAGGGACTAGACCTAATGATAAAAGAAATAGTTTTTATGATGAATATAAAGATGGGCAAGATCAAATTAATATGTCTCCCATTTATAGAAGAGATATAGGAGACCCAGTTGAACAAGATGACCCTTCAGTTAGAGATTTAATCAAATTTTGTATAGAAGTTATAGATAATGGTTACCCTGACGAAACTAATAGAATGCACTTCAGAGCCTACATTACTAATTTTTCAGATAATATAGGGGCTGATTGGAATGCACAAAAATATATGGGTAGAGGTGAAAACTTCTATACTTACCAAGGATTCACAAGAGATGTTGGATTTACTTTTATAGTGGCTGCTCAATCTGTTCAAGAAATGGAGAAAATTTACCAAAAAGTAAATTATTTAGCATCTACTCTACACCCAGATTATCAAGAAGGTACAGGATTTATGAGAGGTAGTCTTCATAAATTAACTATAGGAGAATATTTTTATAGAACTACAGGTGTTATTACTTCTATGAATATAAGTGTAGATGATAATTATCCTTGGGAAATTAAAATGAGACAACCTGAGCTAAGAAAGGAAAATAATGGTGATGTTAATGCTAGTGGAGACCAATTACAAATGGAAGTACCACAAATATTAAAAATTCAAATGAACTTTAAACCTATAATGGATAAATTACCACAAAGAGGTCTTAAAGAACCAATTATAATTTCTGAAAAAATAGCTAATAATTATTTACAAAGAGGTGATTTTAAATTTAATGAACAAGGTAAAACTCAACCTACAACTACACCCTCAACATTAACAACTCCTAATACTCCAGGATCTACAACTACCTTTGGGGCTGATACTAACACAAATACTCCTCCAGTTACTAATACAACTAATGATGTAAATACTGCACCAACATCTACTACAACTACAACACAAGCTGCTCCATCAGAATCTTGGATACCAGGTTCCGTTTATATTTCAGGTAATGTTACAGGTCCTGCAGGAACTGCTCTTTGGGAAGTGAACAGAGCTCAACAACAAGGTTTCTTTTATTGGGATGTTACTGCTCCTAATGGATCAGTATCAACAGGTTCACCTTCTTCATTAGTAAATAATGTTATTAATGACGCGAAAATTGAAGCTACTGAAGCAGCAGGTTTATAATTTAAATTAATTTTTTTTATCTTTTGATATTTATATCAAAACATAAACCATGCCAAGTAGATATCAATCCATCTCCACTACTAAAAACGATACAGGAGTAACTTCAACCTCAGGTAAAACAATGTATGTTCCAACATACTATCCTGATATTGAAGCCCAAGCTGATGATACTTACATTTTAACAGGAGTAACAGATAGATTAGACAATATAGCATTTGATTTTTATGGAGATGCTACTTTATGGTGGGTTATAGCTATGGTTAATAACTTAGCAGGCGATTCAGTTTATCCTCCAACAGCAGTATATTTAAGAATACCTAAAGATTTAGCAGGAGTTTTATCAAAATTTGATCAATCAAATAATATATAATAAGTTATGGCCGATTTAGATTATACTAATATCGCAGGTTCCCCCTTTCAACCCTATGTTTCCACCCAAATAGAAAAACGTAAAGCTTTACTTAATCAAGACTATAGATCTTCCTCAGAACTAAATTGGTTATCAAATAGAAACGTTTGGATTAGAATTAGTTCAGGTGCTAACGTATTATCTGGAAATAAAAGATATCAAGGGTTAGAAGGAGACGAATTATCTAAAAAGTACATCCTTCAAGGAGGAGTACTAAATCACTTAGGAGGATCAGACACTTATACTTTACGTGCAGGAGTAGGTCCTGATGGAGCTTATGGTATAGGAGGAACTAATTTTGGTTTAGTTCCTATGCCTGGCTTAATTGACATTTCTATTAAAACTGGAGGTAAATTAGGTACATTAAAAGAAACTACATTTAATTTTGTATGCCATAATATGGAGCAACTCAATATAATGGAGGCTCTTTATATGAAATTAGGATTTGGTATTTTAGTTGAATGGGGTCATACAAATTATATTGATAACACTACAGGAAAAATAGAAACTACCCCTCAACCCCTTCCTTTCTATGGTATTAAAACTAAAGAAGACCTAATGGAAGAAATAACCACTTACCGAAAAAAACATAGTGGAAATTACGATGCTTCTTGGGGAACAGTTAAAAACTTCTCTTACACACTTGACGGTAACGGAAAATTTAAATGTCAAGTACAATTAGTAGGAGCAGGAGATATATTAGAATCACTAAAAGTAAATCTATCAGGAGAATTTAAATCTACAGCTACTGGCTCAAATAATACAGGTTCAATATACCCGGTTGTAGCAGATGCTAATTTATCATTATTAAATAATGCTTTATATTATATTTACCAAAATAATGTAGTTAATCAAGATAATGTTACAGGAGCTAAAACGGATTATGATGATACCTATAAAAAATGGTTAGATTATATATTTAAACCTCATATTAATATTATTAATTTTGATTCCAACTCAGAATTAATTAAAAAGGGATTTAATTATCGTTTAATAAATGAACCTGGTATGAATAAAAATACTGGCTTAAATGGTTTTATAGATTTAAAAGTTCTAGCAATAAACCCCACTACTTTTTTCAACAGATTAGTTATGGGATATGAAATTAATGGGGAAGGTTTAAATCAAAATGATGTTACTAAACCTGGATTAGAACAAGTTTATATTACTTTAGGTCATTTACTACTACTAATAAACTATACTGGAGGATTACAACAAAAATCAGATGAAAACAGTAATTCTAAACCTTATAATTATATAGATGTAAATCCTGATACAAATAGATGTTATACATTTCAAGGGCATTGTTCTCTAGATCCTTCAATATGCTTAATTGGTTCAAACCAATTACCTTTTGGAATAACTTCTACAATTTTTGATGAAATACAAACTAATTTTCCATTTTTTGATAATGATGGTACTGGAGGTAGATTTATGTATACTTTAGTAAACATTAATTGGGTTGCATCTTTAATGAAAAAATGGAGAACAAGTAATACAAAAGGTGATGTATATTTTATTGATTTAGTTAAAGATATTTTGGATGGAATTTCTAAAGCTACAGGTGGTTATAATGAGTTTAGAATAGTCCCTGATGATGATACATCTTGTGTAAGGATATTAGATGATAGAAGAACAGTAGGGTCTGGTCAACTTATCCCAAATTATACTGAAATACCAATTTTAGGTAAAAAAAGTATAGTTTATAATTTTAATTATACCTCTAAAATTTCTCCTAATACTGCAGCTATGGTTGTAGTAGCAGCACAAGCTCAACCTTATGGAGTACAAGGAGCAGAAAATGCTTTAGCTTTTTCACATTTAAATAAAGGTTTATATAACAGATTAGATACTGTAGTAGTAGATTCTGCTAATGATCTTAATAAAAATGTTAGTACTGATAGTACTGTAGAACAAAGATATATAGAATTAAGAACGTATATAGAAGAAATATATGGTGGGGTTGGAGGTGCTAAAACTGATAAGGAAAATGCAGCTGCAGCTGAAGCCGCTAAACAACAAACTCAACAGGAAACTAATAGAGTTAATAATAGCCGCATAGGAGGAGGATTATAATTTATGGCACTAATACTTAACACAGATAAAACAGATTCATGTCTAAATTCATACAGAGAAGTATTTTCTGATCCATTAAAATCAGGAGATGATAATGCTTTTAACTCTGGAGTTATACTACCATTAGATTTTAGTTTAGAAATGGATGGATTAAGTGGAATAATCCCTCACTCAGCCTTTGTTATACCTTCAGATTCATTACCTTCATCTTATATAATTCAAACAGGTACTGATAAAGGAAAACAAAAAATAGCTTTTATTTTGCATACTATAGAGCAAAATTTTGGTGAAAATAAATGGACAACTAAGATAACAGGTCAAACTCTTAATATTAGATTTGAACCCTTAACTGAAGCTGAAAAAAAACAAATTCAAGACGCTAAAGATAAACAAAAATCCCAAACTCTATCTGATTTTCAAAATGTAGGAGGAGAATTAAATACTATATCTACTACTCAATCATCAGCCAATCAATTAACTGTAAAAAACCTACTAAAACAATCAGGATTAAGTAAAATAGCAGCAGCAGGTGCTATGGGTAATATACAAAAAGAAAGTATATTTAATCCTAAAGCTATAAATAAAAAAGATACAAATGGTTACCCTTCATTAGGGTTAATTCAATGGAATGGTAAATTTATAAATGGAGGTACCAAAGATGCCAATACTGTTTTTAATATTATAGGTAATACCGTTGAAGCACAAATCAGTTATTTATTAAATAAGTACCCAACTTATAAAACTTGGTTAAGAGAAGTTAGAAATTCACCAAATGCTAGTGATGCTGCTTATTTATTTGCTAAAACTGTAGAAGTTTGTTATGGTTGTAACAGAGGCCCGGATGTTTACTTTAATGAACCTAAATATGGAGCTGCTGACAGAAGTAAATTTGCAACAAACTTTTACAATAGATTTAATGATGCTAAAGACCCATTATATTGGGGTTAAAAAGTAAATAAAAATGAAATACTTCCCAAAATCACGTATAGTAACTAATCAAACAGCTAACCCTGGTCAATTTACAACTCCTGAGGGTAAAGATTATACTGGTCCTTACTATACTACTTTCAATGGTGAATCTTTTACAGGAATTAGTCCCAATGAAGGTTCCTCAACACCATTGCTAACTTACATCCCACCAAACAGTGGGTTTAGAGATGTTACAGTTGAATCTTATAAACAATTAAATTCTAGTGTAGATGCTAATTTAGTTGATCCTACCCCTTTTACTCCTTCTCCAACAGAAGCAGACTATAAAGTAGGTAGAATTACAAGATATATCGCAAGACAAAAAGGTGGTACTCAATTTAGAGTAATGGAAATAGACAAAACCACTTTTGATAACTTAACTAAACAACGAGATAATCTTAATTACTCAGTTTGGAGAGCAATTTCCATTCAATGGCAAATTTCAGGTCCTCTAAATGATAAATTAGTAAATGGAATTAAAGTAAGACCTGGTATAATTGATACTAATGAAAAAATACTAAACCAAGCAGAAAAGAATTTTATAGGCATAAAACAATACCTAAGTAATCCAACCCAGTTTGCTAAGTAAAATACTTTTCATATATTTATTGAAAAATTAAATATGAGTAGCATTAAATTAAAAGATATTTTAGAAACCATAATAACAGAATCAACTGGAGAACAAACATACGAAGTTGAATATTCATACCGTTATGGTAAAGATGGAGATGATACAGATTTTGATACTATAGAAGTAAAAGCAACTTCTGAAACAGATGCAATCAAAAAAGCTAAAGAAAAAGCAAGAAGATTATCAATCCAATCTTCATTTAAAGCTAAACTAAAAAAATAAAAAAATGGAAAATTTCAATTTTAAAGAATACTTAACAAAAAATACACTACTAAAAGAAAATACACCCTCAGATGTAGAAGAATCCTCAACTAATAACTTTCAGAAAAAAACCCAATTAATGAAAGATATATATCAAGTTATTAAGAATAAAATGGAAGATTTTACTGAGGATGAAATTTTAGAGGTATTAAACGATGTTATATCAATTTTCAATGAAAAAGATTAATAAGAATAAATTTTAAAAATACATTAAAATAAATTAGGCTCCCATAGGGAGCCTTTTTATATTACACAAAAATAAAGGTTATGTCATTTTGGATAGTAGAAACACAAGATCAATTATCACACCTTCCAATATCGGAAGAATGCTATATTAATGTTATCCCGCTATCACCAAATTATCACCCTATACTAACGGAAGTATCATTAATTTACTATAAACCCAAACATGGTAAAGGATTAATACTAACTATAAATCATAGTGAAGGATTTTATTTAAGCTTAGAAAAAGTAAAAGAATTTCTTCTAAAACACGAATTAATTTACGTTTTAGATAAAAAAACAACTGCTCATTTAATAGGTGAAGAATTTTTAGAAAGTAAAGTGCAAGATATAAATTTGCTATCACTGCACGCCACCCAAACCACTCCGTATATACAAGATTGTTATACCAATATACACACTCATTTCGAACGACTTTATGGAGATAAACCTTATTTAAATTCGATTATCCCTATTTCTAAACATTATGAGACTCAAGAATGTATTTATAATTTAGTACAACAATGGACCGAAAAACAACATGAAATCCCGTATTATAACGAGGATTATATTAAAGTGTTCTACGGTATTGAAAAACAAGGTATAACGTTAGATATGCCTGTTTTTAACGAGAATTTTACCCTACAAAACATTAAATTCAATGTAAAAGAAGATAAAATTTACACACAATTTAACTTAAATAATTTTACTTCTCGTCCTTCAAACTCATTTAACGGAATTAACTTTGCGGCTTTAAATAAAAACAACGGGCAAAGAGCTTCTTTTATACCTCAAAATGATGTTTTATTTGAATTTGATTACGATTCGTACCATCCACGCATTTTAGCAAAACAAATTGGATATGAGTTTACAGAGGCCTCGGTTCATACTCATTTAGGAAAAATGTATTTTAAAACTGAGGAATTAACTCCAGAGCAATATCAAGCCTCTAAAGAATTAACATTCAAACAACTATATGGAGGAGTGTTTGAGCAATACAAAGATATACCGTTTTTTGCTAAGGTAAAAGAATATACAGATAAGATATATCAAGATTTTAATTCTCTGGGATATATAAAATTAGTTGGAGGGAGAAAATTATTTGCACAAGGTATTGAAAACGTTACACCTCAAAAATTATTGAATTACATTATACAATCAGGGGAGACTTTTTATAATGTAAATTCGATAAAAAATGTGTTAAAGTATTTGGAGAACAAGAAAAGTAATATTATACTTTACACATATGATTCAATTTTAGTGGATTATAGCAGAGAAGATGGGAAGGAGGTATTAAAAGAAATTAAGAATTTATTAGAAAATAGTTTTGGGTTTAAGGTTAGAATTTCTTGGGGGTATGATTATGATAACCTTAAAAAAATAAAAGCCTCTGAATAGAGGCTTAAAGAAGTAATATTTATTGTTGCAACACAATTAAACATACAACAATGATAAATATTACAACTCTTCCTCAAACTACAAAAATTTACCTAATTACTAATTGTTACGGAGATCCTAATAAAATTTATATAGGTAAAACTAATAACAAATTTAGAAAAAATAACCATAAAAAAAGATTTGGTAAAGATTTAATTTTTACTTATATTGATGAAGTTAATTCTTTAAATAGAAAGTATTGGAAACCCTTAGAATCATTTTGGATAGAATATTTTAGATATTTGGGTTTTGATTTACAAAATAAACAAATGTGCGGTGGAAGTGGGGTAGAATTTCATACAAAGAATACAAGGGAAAAAATTAAATTAGCTAGAAAAGGGGTTGGGAAGAAAAAAATAATCCAATATGATTTAGAAGGTAATTTTATTAAAGAATGGGATGGAGCAATTTGTGTAGAAAATAAATTAGGATTAAAAGCTTCTAACATATTAGCTAATTGTAGAAAACAAACAAAATATGCTTTTAACTTTATTTGGAGATTTGATTTTGATAAAATTAATAACAATTTTATCTTTTCTAAAGATAGAAAAGGAAAATCAGTTATACAGTACGATCTAAAAGGTAATATTATACAAGAATGGGACAGTATAACTAAAGCTTCCAAATATACTAATACTAACCTATCAGATATCTATGCATGTTGTAATAAGCTCCAAGAAACCTCTAATAATTTTATTTGGAGATATAAAACCTCTCCATTAGATTTTAATTTTGAATTGAAACCTAAAAAGAAAATTTTACAATTTAATAAAAATGGAGAATTTATTAAAGAATGGAATAATATAAAAGAAATAGAAACCAATCTTCATATATACTCCTCAGGAATTGTCATGTGTTGTAAAGGAAATATTAAAACTTCTAAAGGATATATTTGGAAATATAAAAATAAATAAACAATTTAAGCAAAGTATAAATAAAAGTTATGATTAATACACAGGTTATAGACCCCTCATATATTTATTTCCAGTATGACATGGATGTTATATGTCCCGATTTAAATAACATGAACAACAAACTATTTTGTACGTTTTCAAGTAAAAACGACTTGGAAAGTACTTTATCCCATATACAATCCCAATACAAAATCTTATTTAATAAGATATTTGTTCTATACGTTGCCTCTACAGAGGAATACGTTTGCACTTATAACATAGATCATAACAACATGTCTAATGGGCTATTGGGTAATACAATTTTATTACATAGAAAGAAAGAATCAAATACCCTTTACACTATTAATGCTTTAAATGATTTAATCAAATCATTAAATGATGGGGTATTGGATACTTCATATACAATCAATTGGACTGATTATAGAAATTGTATATTATTAACACACGCAGGAGATTTAAAGCGTTTAGATACAAAAATTTTTAAAATAATTACATTATAGGCTATGGAAGATTTCAATTTAAAGAAAGCAAAACAACAATTATTAGAAGGAACAGAATTTGCCCCTACTCAAATATCTCAAGAAGACTTAGAAAAGGTAAAATTTATGTTTAGAAAATTGCCTTTAAATCAAGACTTAAGAGATGTATTAGGATTTGACCAAGTATATCAAAACCAAATTTCTATAGAAGATGGTAAAATAGTAATATCTGTTTTCTCAAAACCTAGAAAATAATTACTTTGTAAAAATATTTGGCTGCCTGAATTATCTTCATTATATTTACGATCACATAAATTAGTTTTAACATTTAAATTTAAAAAGTTATGAATTTAGACTTGATTCAAAACAAGTTGAATGCCCTATCCGCACCTAAAGGAGGTGGCATGAAAAACAATGAAAAAGCATTAAGCTTTTGGAAACCCACAGTTGGAAAAGCCTTAGTAAGGTTTGTTCCTTCAAAGTACAACCCCGAAAATCCATTTAGAGAATTATACTTCCATTATGGAATCGGGAAAAGAACAATTATTTCACCTTCAAACTTTGGTGAAAAAGACCCAATTATCGAATTTTCTAAAGAACTTCGTAAAACTAAAGAACCTGAAAACTGGAAACTAGCTAAAAAACTTGAACCAAAAATGAGAGTTTTTGCTCCTGTTATAGTTAGAGGTGAAGAAGACAAAGGAGTACGTTTATGGGAATTTGGTAAGGAAATTTATCAATCATTACTATCATTAGCTGCTGATGAAGATATCGGAGATTTTACCGATATTATGGAAGGTAGAGATATGAAAATTGAAACAGTAGGACCTGAAACTACAGGAACTGAGTACAATAAATCTCGTATTATGCCTGCTTTAAAAACTACACCATTATGCAATGATAATGATGAGTTAAATAAATGGTTGGAAACACAACCCGATCCTGTTTCATTTTCAAAACGTTATACTTTTGAAGAAATTAAACAATTCTTAGCTGAATGGTTAAACCCAGAAGAAGAAGCTAAAGAAGAAGGAAGCATTATGGATGGACCTGCTACAGATTTTGAGCCATCAACAACACCACCACCATCTAAATTTGAGTTAGATACTAAAAAACCAACTGCGAATAAAGCATTCCCAGCTAAAAAAGAAATCCCAACCGCTGATGAGTTTGATGACTTATTTGGTGACAATTAATTAATTTATGGCCGGTAAAAAAACAGAAAGCCTTTCCGGTAATATCGGAAAGGCAGTTACTGGGACTTTCTCACTTGATAAGTTCAAAAAAGGTAAAAATCTAGGACAAAGTTCATCTAATTTTAAACCACAAGCATGGATTAAATTTACTGAACCTGTTTCTGAAATGTTAGAAATGCCTGGTATTCCTAAAGGACATATAACTTTAGTTAGAGGTCACAGTAATACAGGTAAAACTACATTACTGATTGAAGCTGCAATCGAAGCACAAAAAACTAATGTACTACCAGTTATCATCATCACTGAGATGAAACACAGTTGGGAACACTGGTCTGCAATGGGATTTGATTTAGGTGAAACTATTGATGAAAATGGTAATAAAGACTATAAAGGTTTCTTTATTTATGCTGATAGAGAATCTTTACAATGTATTGAAGATGTAGCAGCATTTATGGCTGATTTATTAGACGAGCAAAAGAAAGGTAATTTACCTTATGATTTATTGTTTTTATGGGATTCAATTGGATCTATTCCATGTAAAATGAGTATTGAGAAAAACTCTAACTCACCAATGTGGAATGCAGGAGCAATGTCTCAACAATTTGCTAACTTTATCAATCAAAGATTGATTATGTCTCGTAAAGAATCACAATCATACACTAATACAATGCTTTGCGTAAATAAAGTATGGGTTGAACCAGCACTTATGCCAATGGCTCAGCCTAAACTCAGGAATAAAGGCGGCGATAGTATGTTTTTTGATGCCTCATTCATTATTACCTTTGGTAACGTAACTAGTCCTGGTACTCAAAAAGTAAAAGCCACTAAAAACGGTAAGGAAATTGAATTTGCCTTGAAAACAAAAGTATCTTGTGATAAAAATCACGTAACAGGTGTAACAGCTAAAGGTACTATTGTAAGTACTGCTCATGGGTTTATTAAAAATTCACCTAATGAGATAAACAAATATAAAAAAGAACACTCTAAAAATTGGGCTAGTATCTTAGGAAGCGATGATTTTGATATAGTTGAAGAAGAAAACCTTGATTTCTTAGGAGTGGACACATCTGAAATTTAATTATGGATTATAAAGATCTTTTAAACAACATAAAAGAAGATTCACAAACAGAAACTCTACATTTAAACAGTAGGGTTTTGTTAGTGGATAGTATGAATACTTTCCTAAGGTCATTTGCTGTTATAAACAGTACAAACACACAAGGAACACACGTTGGGGGTATGATTGGATTTTTAAGATCATTAGCTTACGTTGTAAATTTAGTACAACCTACTAGAGTAATATGTGTTTTTGATGGTGAAGGAAATACTACAAATAGAAAACATTTGTATGCTGATTATAAAGGTAATCGTAAATTAAAAAGAATTACAAATTGGTCTTCATTTGATGACTTAGCAGATGAATCTGCATCGTTATCTCAACAAATGCTAAGATTAATTGATTATCTAAAAACATTACCAATCAGCATTATAACTAGAGATAAATTAGAAGCAGATGATTTAATTGGTTACTTAGCCCCTAGATTTGACTCGTCCATTATAATGTCAGCCGATCAAGATTTCTTACAATTGTGTAGTGATACAGTACAAGTATACTCTCCAATTAAGAAAAAATTCTATGGACCCAAAGAAGTATTTGATGAGTATGGATTATGGCCTCAAAACTTCATTAATTACAAAGTGCTAATGGGTGATAGTTCTGATAACTTACCTGGAGTTAAAGGATTAGGTCCTAAAAAATTATACAAATTATTCCCTGAAATTACAGGAGATAAAAAAGTAACATTAAAGGAAATTATTTCTAAAAGTTTAGAAAGTCATGAAGAAAATGGCATTTATGGTAATGTATGGAATTTTAGAGGACAATTAATGATTAATGAGCAGTTAATGTCTTTAGAAAATCCAAACATTCCTGAACCTGATGAAATTGTATTGGAAAGATTAATAGATGAAAATCCTTATACTTTAAATCAAGCAAGATTTTTACAATTACATAAATCAGATTTACTAGAAAGGCAAATCTCCCCCAATATAGAATTTTGGTTAAGTTCTAACTTTTCATACTTAACTAAATACTCTCATAAAAAATAATAGGTTTTCAATATTTATACGTGCATTGTCGCGGTGCAAATATAAAATATTAATTTAGAACCTATAGCAAGTAAGGACCGCGACCCTGAAAGCTGTAGGTTTCTTATTTCAAATGAAAAAATGTAGTAAATGTAAAATTAAAAAATCTTTAGATAGTTTTTCTTCAAATAAATCTAATAAGGATAAAAAAAATAATTATTGTAAATCTTGTGATAAAATTAGAGTTACTCAATACCAAAAAAATAATAAAGTTCAAACCTTATTATATTTAAAAAATTGGAGAGATAATAACCCTGATTATGATAAAAATTATACTAAAAATAATTATATAAAGTCTACAAGTTATAGGAAAGAATATCAAAAAACTAGAATGAAAAATGATCCTGATATCAGGTTAACTCATAATATTAGATCATTAATTTTAATTTCATTTAAAAATTGTTTAAAAGGAAGTTATAAAAAAGGAAAAAAAACAGAAGAAGTATTAGGTTGCACTTTAGAAGATTTTACCCAACATTTAAAATCGCAATTTGTTGAAGGTATGACTCTAGAAAACCATGGTGAATGGGAAATAGACCATATAATACCTATTTCATCAGCTAAGAATGAAGAAGAAATTTATAAGTTAAATCATTACACTAACTTCCAACCACTTTGGAAAGAAGATAATAGAAAGAAAAGTAATAAAATGTTAGGATATTAAACATCTTTTACATATATTACAAATTACAAACACACAAAATAAAAGTTATATAAATGGTTGCATTTTCGTCCTTAAAGGATTACGGTCCTACTTTCCAAATAAAAGTAATTAGTTCTTTACTTAAAAATAAAGCATTTCTACTTAATGTCAGAGACATTATTGATGATAGCCATTTCGAACACCCTGGTCATAAATGGGTTTTAACTGAAACCTTAAATTATTTTGACAAATATCATACAACTCCAACTTTAGATACTTTAAAGATTGAAATTAAAAAAATTGACAATGATATTTTACAAACAGCTGTAAAAGAACAGTTAAAACTAGTTTATACTACCCAATATGATGATCAAGAGTATGTTGAAGAAGAATTCTCTAATTTCTGCAAAAATCAATTATTAAAAAATGCTCTAATCGATTCAGTAGACTTACTAAAAAGTGGTCATTACGATGATATTCGAATTTTAATTGATAATGCTTTAAAAGCAGGTGCTGATAAAAATTTAGGTCATGAGTATAAAAAAGATATTGAATCTCGTTATAGAGAATCAAGTAGAAAAGTAGTACCTACACCTTGGACCGTTTTAAATACATTACTGCAAGGTGGTTTAGGTGGAGGTGATTATGGTTTAATTTACGGTGGTCCTGGTGGTGGTAAATCATGGGATTTAGTAGCATTAGGTGCATTTGCTGGTTCATTAGGTTACAAAGTAATTCATTACACTCTAGAATTAGGTGAAGATTATGTTGGTAAAAGGTACGATGCTTATTATACAGGTATCTCTGTAAGTGATATTCACAATTACCAAGATAAAATTAAAGAAATGTTAGAGGAATATGACGATAATATTATCATCAAAGAATACCCCGCTAAAGGAGCATCATTAACTACAATTAAATCACATATTCAGAAAACAATGGATTTAGGTTTTTCACCTGATTTGATTTTAATTGATTATGTTGATTTATTAAAACCACCTTCACGCCGTAAGGAAAAGAAGGAAGAAATTGATGATTTACATTATGGAACTAAAGGTTTAGCCAAAGAATTAAATTTACCTATTTGGTCTGTTTCACAAGTAAATAGAGCAGGTGCTAAAGATGAGATTGTAGAAGGTGATAAATCAGCAGGTTCATATGAAAAACAAGCTATTGTAGATTTTGGTATGTCTCAATCAAGATTGAAGAAAGACAAAACAGAAGGTACAGGAAGATGGCACATTCAAAAGAATCGTTACGGACCTGATGGTATGACCTACAATGTCAATATTGATACTTCTTGTGGTCATATTGAAGTATTAGGAGAGTATGATGATACTGAAGATTACAAAAACCAACCACAAGCACCTGCATCTAAATTTGGAGGAATTTCACCTACTGAGAAGAATGCAATGAGTGATTTATTCAAAAACTTTAGTTTAAGTAATGAATCTGAATAATATTTATAACCACGTCTTTTAAAATTAAAAAAAATTATGTTAACTGAACCACGTCACTATTACAAACCCTTTGAATACCAAGAAGCATTTGATTATTATTTAAACCAGCAAAGAGTCCACTGGTTGGCAGATGAGGTACCATTAGCTTCTGATTTAAATGATTGGAAACAAAAACTTTCTGAATCCGAAAAAAACCTAATAGGTAATATTTTAAAAGGATTTGCTCAAACTGAAGTACATGTAAACGATTATTGGTCTTCAAATGTTTCTAAATGGTTTCCTAAACCTGAAATAGTAGCAATGACTTCTACTTTTGGTTCATTTGAAGCAATTCACGCTCATGCTTATGCTCGTTTAAATGAAGAATTAGGATTAGAAGATTTTGCAGCATTTTTAGAAGATGAAGCCTCATCAGCTAAAATTGAGCGTTTACTATCAATTCCTAACGATACTATCGAAGAAAGAGCGCAATCTTTGGCTATATTCTCTGCATTCACGGAGGGTGTTAATCTATTCTCTTCATTCGCGATTTTAATGTCTTTTCAGTTGAGAAACTTAATGAAAGGTACAGGACAAATTGTAGAGTGGTCAGTAAGAGATGAATCACTTCACTCACAAGCGGGCTGTTGGTTATTTAGAACATTACTAAGTGAACAGCCTGAATTAAACACAGACGAACTAAGAAACAAAATAACAGAAGCATGTCATTTATCAGTTCAATTAGAATTTAATTTCATTGACAAAGCATTTGAAATGGGATCAGTTGAAGGTCTAAATGTAGATCAATTGAAAAACTTCATCAAAGCTAGAGCAAATGAAAAAATGATAGAACTTGGATACTCTTCTGTATACAACGATATAGATCCTAACCAACTTAAACAAATGGAATGGTTTGGTCACTTAACTTCAGGAAAGAGTCATACTGATTTCTTTGCTTCCCGTGTAACTGATTATGCTAAATCTGTAGCCGACTGGTCAGATCTATAAAACAAAATGACGTTTTTCAAAAAAGTCTTGATATTTATTATCAAATAATATATTATGATAAACTGGGAAACTTTATATAATACTCATATAGATAGATGTAAAGAGAATTTAAAAATAGAAGGTGAAATTTATCACAATCATCATATCCTTCCTAGATCTGATAAAGGAAGTGATGATAAAAGTAATTTAATCTTACTTACATATGAACAACATGTGTTTGCTCATTATCTATTATATAAGTGGAAACCTACTAATAGTAATTGGATATCTTATAGATTAATGAGTGGAGTAAGTAAAACAAAAAAACAAGCTGTAGAGGAATTAAAAATTAAAAGAATTAAAGAAAGTTTGAATAATAAAAATTGGTCTCCTGAAATAATAGAAGAAAGGAGAAAAACTATGATAAAAAATATTCAAAATTTATCTAATGAAGAATTCTATTTAAAGTTTATTAAACCTATGGAAGGCCCTAATCATCCAATGTATGGTGTTAAAAGGCCAGGTGAATTAGCTGGTAATTTTGGAACAAGTAAAGGTAAATATATTCTTATAGATCCTTTAGATAATCAATTAGAATTTAAAAACATTAAATCTTTAATAAAATGGGGTCTGAATGAATTAACTATAAGAAATTGGGTAAATAAAGGTAAAATACTAAAAAATCCTAAATGTAATAAACCCTTTAAATGGGAAGGGTTTGAAATTAAATTTGAATCTAACCCAAATTATGGCAAGGTTTATGAAAAAGTAATCAATAGAAAAAGAAAAATTAATTAATAAACATGAGCGTACACGTAGACACAACCCACTGGGTTAAGGGCAAAAATTACCCTAATTGGATGGATCAAATAGGATTAGATATTATCTCTAAAGGATATCTTTTACCTGAAGAAGATGCATTTAAAGCATTTTTAAGAGTAAGTAAAGCATCAGCAAGAAGATTAAAACGTAAAGACTTACAACCTTTCTTTTATGAAGCCCTAGTTAAAAACTGGTTATGTTTAGCATCTCCTGTATTATCAAATATGGGGACAGAAAGAGGTATGCCTATTTCATGTTTTGGTATTGATGTAGAAGATTCAATTGAAGGAATTGCCGGCTCTAATTCAGAATTAATGAGATTAACTTCACAAGGTGGTGGAGTTGGTATTGGTTTATCTCGTATTAGAGGTAGAGGTAAAATGATTAAAGATAATGGTACTTCTGAAGGTATTGTACCTTGGGCTAAAATGTTTGACTCAACTATCCTAGCTACAAACCAAGGTTCAGTACGTAGAGGAGCAGCATCAGTTAATTTATCAATTAATCACCCAGATATTGAAGAATTCTTAGGAATTAGACGACCAAAAGGTGATGTTAATAGACAATGTTTAAATTTACACCAATGTGTTGTAATTGATGATGTCTTTATGAACAAACTTGAAGAAAGAGACCCAAAATCATTAAAATTATGGGGTGAAATTCTTAAAACACGTTTAGAGACAGGTGAACCTTATATTATGTTTGAAGATAACGTTAATAATGCTAACCCTCAACCATACAAAAACAATAATTTAAAAGTAACAATGACGAACATTTGTTCTGAAATTGCACTTTACACAGATGAATTACACTCATTTATTTGTTGTTTATCTTCATTAAATCTTGCTAGATGGGATGAATGGAAAGATTACAAATTTGAAAATGGAATGGACTTACCTGAACTATCTACATGGTTTTTAGAAGGTGCATTACAAGAATTTATTGATCGTGCTAAAAACATTAAATTCTTTGAAAATACTGTAAGATCTGCTGTTAAAGGTAGAGCAATTGGTTTAGGAGTATTAGGATGGCATACATTTTTACAATCTAAAAACTTACCATTCACAGGAATACCAGCTGACACTTACACTAGATTGATGTTTGATTTTATTGAGCAAGGAGCATTAAGAGCCTCTAAAGAACAAGCAGAATTGTACGGAGAACCAGAATGGTGTAAAGGAACAGGATTAAGACATACACATCATTTAGCAATTGCCCCAACTGTATCTAATGCTCACATTTCAGGTGGTGTTTCACCATCAGTTGAACCAATCCCAGCTAATGTTTACAACTTAAAAACAGCCAAAGGTGTATTCATTAAGAAAAACCGAATATTAGAGCAATTACTTGAATCTAAAGGGTTTAATATTGATAGTATTTGGGATCAAATCTTAAAAGATCAAGGCTCTGTATTAGGATTACCGGATTACATTTTATCTCAAGAAGAAAAAGAAGTATTCTTAACATTTAAAGAGATTAATCAAATGGATTTAGTAAGACAAAATGCAATTCGCCAAAAATATGTAGATCAAGCAATGTCTTTAAATTTATGTTTTGATCCAAATGATACTCCTAAATTCATTAGTGCAGTACATAAAGAAGCACATAAACTAGGAATTAAAACTCTATATTACTTACGTACTGAATCAGTATTGCGAGGTGATAATTTAAATAGAACAGCTGAAAGCGCTTGCATTTCCTGTGAAGGTTAAAAATTAATACAATTTTACAAAAGAGCCTCAATTAACATTGGGGCTTTTTATATTTATTGTAAACCTAAAACTTAAACCTACCATGAACCTACTAAACAGACTTAAATCACCTACTCCTAAATTGTGGAAACAAATAGGTAATGCCTTATTAAGTATCTCAACACTAATTACAGGGTACACAGCTTTTATTGATGAACCTGCTCTGGCAATTACATCTATGATATGTGGTATTTTAGGTAAAGTAATAACAAGTTTCTTTGTAGAGGATACAAATCAAGAATAATATGAGTTTAAAAAGTTTACAACAAAAGATAGGAGCTACTCCTGACGGTAATTTTGGTCCAACTACAATGAAAAAGGCAATGGAGTATTTTAGGTTAACTCCAACAGCTGCTGCCCACTTCTTCGGTCAAACAGCACACGAAACTGGGGGATTTACAATACTCTCAGAGAATTTAAACTATTCTGCAGAGGGTTTACAAAAAACCTTCTCAAAGTATTTTCCAGGCACACTAGAAGAATCATATGCTAAAAACCCTCAAAAGATTGCCAATAGGGTTTATGCATCAAGAATGGGTAATGGTAATGAGGCATCTGGTGATGGTTGGAAGTTTAGAGGAAGAGGAGCTCTTCAATTAACAGGAAAAGATAATTACACAGCATTCTCCAAGTACCTACAAAAACCAGAAATAATAACCAATCCAGACCTAGTAGCGACACTATATTCTTTTGAATCAGCAATATTCTTTTTTAATAATAATAAACTGTGGAACTTATGTAAAGTAGTTGATGATGCATCAATTCTTGCATTAACTAGAAGAGTAAATGGTGGAACTCATGGTTTGGAAGATCGAGCTATTAGAACTAAGAAGTATTATGAATACATAAAATAGTTATTATGAAAACAGGATTAATAATTATACTATCAATGTCAACAATCTTAGCCTTTATTGGCACTTATTTTTTTAATCTAACTTCAGATAATGCTGAGCAATTTCTTGCTGTGAGTGTTGTTGTATTTGCTGATGGGTTTTTTGGTGTATGGGCAGGAATAAAGAGAGAGGGATTTAAAACTTATAAAGCCCTAAGTGTGTTAAGAACATTTGGATTCTGGGTAATAATGCTTGCTTGCATATTAGCAATTGAAAAAGGATTTACAGGAACAGCTTGGTTGAGTGAAACCATAATGGCACCTTTCCTAGTGTTCCAACTAATCTCAGTATTAAAGAATGCTTCAATGGTGGGTGTTGTAAAAAATGAATTACTTACTCAAATATTAGATAAATTCGATAATCATAAAGGACAAAGAGATGTTACAGAATAAACAAAACATACTGCTAATCATAGTATTAGTACTAGTAGGATACAGCATTTTTAATACAAATAGTATTAGAACAGACGTTAAAGGATTTATAGATAAGATTGAATCACTCCAAACTGAAATAGACTCAGCCCTAGTAGTCAATCGTGAAATAGACACTAAAATAGATTCAGTAACACATAAAGTAGTTACAATTACAAATGAAATTCACCAAATTAATAAAACAGTAACAATCATAAAAAAACAAACAAATGAAAAAGCTAATAATATTGACAAGCTTTCTGATAGTGAACTTGAACTGTTTTTCACAAGCAGATACAAAGACAGTTTGCCTACCGAGTAAAGTAGCCAGACAAGCAGCTAAGGAATTAGTACGTTATGATGGATGTGTAGCTGAAAATGATTTACTATCAACTGTAGTAAATAAGTTAGAAGAAAGAGATGAGCATAAGGATACAATCATTGAGTTACTGAATGATAAAGACGAGAATAACCAATACATCATTCGTCAACAAGAATTACAAATTGGTCAGTACGAACATATGACTAGTGATCTACGAGATGAAATAAAAAAACAAAGAACAAAAACCTTTTTATATAAACTAGGTACACTAGTTGGAGTAATTACCTCAGGGTATCTCTTTATAAAATAAATTTGGCTCCCTAAGGGAGCCTTCGTACATTTAAGTATTAAAATAAAAGTTATGATATACAATCCTTCTTACTCACAAGAACAATTAGAGAAAAAATTTAAAAAGTTACGTAAATTAAATTACAATGCTTTTAGGTGGTGGAGAATGTATGACGATCCAAAACCTTCTTTATCTAAACAATCCTTTATATTAGACCGGATTAAAAATGGTGATTTTAATTACTCTCACTACAACTATCAAGCTATGTGGTGTGAGCATGAAATGAATAAAATTTACAATAAATTTGGTTTAGATGATATGGGACGATATGTAGAGGAAACTTCATTACTTCGTTCACGTAGAAAACGTTTATTAGAAGATCACTACAAGGAAGAAGATAATAGATTAGAATCTATTGCTATTGAATTATCTAAAAACTTCAAAATTACTAAAGATGAAGTAAAAACTCTAATGGGAGAATTTGATGGTACACTAGAAGAGTTGTACATTCACTTACAACAAAAATACCCTTATAATAAATTTTATTTACCAAAATCATTAAAACATTTACAATCACGTTATGATTAAAATTTCACACGAATTACCCTTAACCCTAATGGAATATAGCCATGAATGGAATAATTTTGACTATTGTTTACCCCACTTGTTGGATAAATACTCTGATTACAGACAATATTTTTTAGATGCTCGAGAAAGAGACAGATTCATAATCTGTGATAATGGATTATTTGAGGGAGTAACTCATACTACTCAAGATTTACTTGAAAAAATTGATTTAATTAAACCTGATATTTTTATTGTTCCTGACGAGTGGAATGATTCAACAATCACGGCTAAAAATGCTAAACATTGGTTACAATATAAGATGCCGATGCGTACTAAATTAATGGTAGTATTGCAAGGAAAAACCGTGAGTGATATACATTTATTATACCAACAATGTGTTGATTTAGGTTATACTCATTTTGCATTTAATCATTCCTCTATTGTTTATCAAGAATTAGGAGGATCAGAAAATGTTTTAGCTAATCAATCTGTTGGGAGAGTATTACTTATACAATTTTTATTATCCCAAAATGTAATTAAGGATCATCACTATATTCATTTATTAGGAGCTTCTACTCCACAAGAATTTACATTTTATAGAGACGCAATCCCTACCGTTGTTAATTCAGTTGATACTTCAAACCCAATTATTTGTGGTGCTTTAGGTATAAGATATACTGAAACAGGTTTATTAGAAAAACCCAAAGAAAAGATTGAAGAATTTATGGAAGAAAATTTGGATTCCAAATTAGAAGATATTATATTTAATATAAATAAATTTAAAGAATTTTGTAATCAATGATAAAGTTTTATTTAATACAATTAGTAAACCGACCACTTAGTTGGTTTGGGTATAGCTATCAAAGAATGGCTGAGTTTGGTCCTGAAACCCTTGATATAACCTTCCATCCTTGGAAATTAGAAAAATTAAAAAAATGACCGAAGTTATAAATCATATTTGTGGAACTTGTGGGGAAAATCATCCCCACATTTTTAACCTTTCTGCACTTTTTGTTGGAGTAGCAGGATATTTTTCATATATTAAATTTGCAATAAAAAATAAATTAAAGTTATGGACAAAAAATTAGTATCATTATTGATCAAATCATCACCAAGTTCGATTTTTACAAAACAAAACGTATTAGAAATTATTAATTTAATCACAGAACCAGTTATGGAACAAAAAGTTATGGAACAAAAACCTTACATGATGTCGCTTTATGACTATTTAGGTAGAGCAGCAGGAAAACAATTAGGAGCAGAAGTAAATAATGTTGCTGTAAAGCTTAAAGAAACTATCCACGAAAGACATATTGAAAATCCTGCTTACAAAGGGACAGTACATTTGTATCGTAGAGAATTTTTAGATGAATATTTTGGAAAAAAGATTTATGAAGGAGAGCAAAAATAAGAAACATGTAGTCCTTTCACTGAGTGGAGGCATGGATAGCAGTACGTTACTACTTAGATGTCTAAAAGAGTATGACACAGTTACTGCTATTTCATTTGACTATGGTCAAAAACACAGAGTAGAGCTAGAGAGAGCTCAATCACTAGTAGAGTATATTAGAGTAGAGTACGCTAAAAGGTCTGATAAATGGACAACACCTATTAATTACCGCCAAATCCAATTAAACGGATTAGTTGATTTATTAGATTCAGCCTTAGTAACAGGAGGTGAAGAAGTACCAGAAGGTCACTATGAGCAATCAAATCAAAAAGAGACAGTTGTTCCTAATCGTAACAAAATGTTTGCTTCAATAGTACAAGCAGTAGCTTTATCTGTTTCTAATAGAACAAAAGAAAATTGCGATATTGCTTTAGGAATTCATGCAGGAGATTTTGGAGTTTATCCAGATTGTAGACAAGAATTCAGAGATGCTGATGATGCTGCTTTTAGAGCAGGTAACTGGGATGCTGAAAGAGTAGGATATTTCACTCCATATCTTGAAGGAATGAAATATGATATTTTAGTTGATGGCCAAATCTTATGTGAAGAATTAGGATTAGACTTTAACGAAGTATATAGTAGAACTAATACGAGTTATAAACCATACCCAAGTGGGAATTCTGATTATAAGAGTGCTTCATCAGTTGAAAGAGTAGAAGCGTTTATTAAATTAGGTCGTCCTGATCCTGTAATTTATGAGGATGAAGATGGTATAGCTTCTTGGGATAAAGTAGTAGCTCATGTTTCTAAAGTATTAGCAGATCATCAAGCTTCTTAAATTTTCTTAAACTTTATGATATTTATAGTAGTACCACATATACCACTATGATATGAAAGTTTATATATATTGCATTTTTGATGAAAATGAGATTCCTATTTACATAGGGAAAACTAAAAATTCTTTAATTAAAAGGGAATCTCAACATCAAAAACGATTAAAACAGAAAGTAAATATTTTTGAATTAGATTTTGTAGATGAAAGTGATTGGAAACGTTGGGAATGTTATTGGATAGAACAATTTAAAACTTGGGGTTTTAATCTATATAATCAAAATAAAGGAGGAGGTGGTGTTGAATCACATTCTTTAGAAACCCGAAATAAAATGAGTTTAACTCCAAGACCCGGAACTTCTAATAAACTTAAGGGTGTAAAAAGACCTGATGTTAGTAATAGAATGAAAGGTGTTAAATTTAGTGAAAAAACATGCCAAAAAATAACTCAATCTAAAACAGGACATCAATGTTATTCAAATCCTAAGAGGGCGTTAAAAATCGTTGAATCTAATTTAATTCATTATCAAATTGAATCTGAAAGGAATAAAAAAATTTCTAATAAATTAATAGGTAGAGAAGCATCTTGGGTTAAAGATAGTTTAAGTAAACCTATTCTACAGTTTGATAAACAAAATAACTTTATTAAAGAATGGGAAAGTGCGAGTGAAGCAGCAAAATCTTTAAATAAATCTTCTTCAGCGATCTCTGAATGTTGTTCAGGAAAAAGAAAAAGTATTTATGGTTTTGTTTGGAAATTTAAAAATTAATTAGTATATTACATAAAATATAAATTATGAACGATAAAACAAATTTACTAGGATATAGCCAAGCAGTAGGAATAAGCCTAAGTAATGCATCAACAACACTAACAACAAACTGTAATGGTATAGTTAATACATACCATGATGGAAATTGGTCAACTCCTCATACCGGAGGAAGTGGTCTAAGTTACAGTAACGGAAGTGATTACACTTCACTATCACAAGCAATAACAAATTCAAATAACATGAACAGACAAACAAAAGTAGCTGTATTTACAGTAGAGAGAAACGAAGACAATAAAGTAATATCTTCAAAATTCGTAAAAGAATTATGGGTAGAGATTAAAAACGGGGAATCATTAGAATTATCTGTTGCTAAGCAATTGGATAAAGACTTTGATCCAAGTGCCACAATCATTAGAGAGCTATCATCAGTTACGTTCTAATATGGGAATGTACAGAAAAAAACCAGTTGTAGTTGAAGCAGTTCAATTTAAAGGGTTTGATAAAGAGACAAGTCAAGTAATGCTATCAGACAGACCAGAATGGTTAGTTAGCGAGTTTGGAAATAGAATACTGTTTTTTGGAGAACAAAATAACCTTACAATACAGACCCTTGAAGGTAATATGAAAGCTTCAATAGGTGATTTCATTATCAAAGGAATAAACGGAGAATTTTATCCATGCAAACCAGATATTTTTGAAAAAACTTACGAAGAAGTTTGGGATTAAGAAAAAAAGTTCGTATATTTATTTATAATTAATTAACAAAAACAAAAATGAAAAAAGTATTTTTAGTATTAGCCGTAATGGCTTTAGTAGCAGTAGGTTGCAAACAAGTAGAAGCACCAGCTTCAGTAACAACAGCAGACTCAACAGCAGTTCAAGTTGATTCAATTTCAGTGGATTCAGCCTCATTGGAGGTACCACAAGTTGATACAACTAAAACAGTAAAGTAATTTACACAATAACCTGTACCCTTGAAAAACTCGTATTTAAAGATAAGCAGGTTAGCTCGATATAAAGGGGTATTAGAATAAGAGCAAAAATAGTTAGGTGGTGTAAGATATTGGTTATCACGTTTGACCTCCCAAAAAATTATTGGGGATATGGAAAAAGACACAGGTTCAAATCCTGTCCTAACTACAATTGTTACACATTCTCTTGCATTTTTAGGAATGCAGTTAGTCAGGTGGCGTAATGAGGCGTGGTTGCCGAGTCCTGTATGGTTGCTTTAAGGTTCGAGTCCTCCCTGACAACAAATTCAAGACTACCGTTCTTTGAAACAAAAACTATAAAATATGGAACAAATAGCAGCATTTGTTTTAGGGGTTAGTGCAGTTACCTTTGTATGGGTAGTTGCGGTAGCGTTTAGAACAGCAAATTTAGCAAAACAAAACGAAGAAAGCATTCGAAATGTAGAAGAGTGGATTTCAAGAAACGATGAATTAGTAAATCGTAGAATTGATCAAGAAATTGAAAGAGTAGACAATCTACATAAAGATAGCATCAGCTATACTGACTCCAGAGCAGATAAACTGGATTCAAAGATTGAGAATAATAAACATTTATTAAAAGGATAAATTAACAAAAGAACGGTAGTTAAAAAACAAGTTAACGTTTTTATTTTTTCTATATATTTATAATAAAGTAATAACAAACATAAACACAAAATAAAATGGGAATCGTACAAGACAATTTCGAAAAAGCAAAAGCTTGGTATCAATCAAAAACAATTATTGGTTTAATCATCTCTTCTGTAGGAGCAGTGGTATTTGCTTTGACAGCAGGTAAAGTAGATGTTCAAGGAGCAGCTAATGAAGTATTAAACGCTAACGATGCAGTAGTAGCTGTAGACCAAGTATGGTCAGGAGTATTATTTGCAGTAGGACAACTAGTAGCTTTGTGGGGAAGAATCACAGCTAAAACAAACATTAAGCTATAATAACGTAATTAAAATGAAAGCAATTCAAAACATACAACAAACATCACTGAATCATAGAGCCATTAGTATATGGTCGGATTCGTTATGTGGAGATGTTATTGTAGGCTTTACATATAATAACGAACCGAAACAAGACACAGATCTGGGATGATATAAGAAATTATAGCATATAAATTCTAACAAGAACCCGGATCAAAAAAGATTCGGGTTTTTTTTTAGAAAAGTTTGGATACACAAAAATAAATTCGTATATTACGAATGTTAAAAAGATAAAGAGTTCATTGACATATTGGATAAAATTAAAAGGAAGGCATCCGGCTGGATCAGGAGCTTGTCTTGAAAACAAGTAGCGGGTAACACCGTTGTGAGTTCGAGTCTCACGCCTTCTTCGACAATGTCCTATGGTATAATGGTTATTACACTTGACTTTGACTCAAGTAATTGTGGTTCGATTCCACATAGGACAACAAATAAACGGGTAGGAGTCGCGAGGTGCGACGCTTGCTTTGGGAGCAAGAGGCGGAAGGTTCGACACCTTTCTACCCGACAATAAGACTGTTACTAATTCATAGATCACCACCTAATAAGCACCGACGCATAGAATTAGATTTGCCCCTATAACTTAATGGCTAAAGTACCATGCTTTTAACATGGGAACCCAAGTTCGACTCTTGGTGGGGGTACAAAGTAGTTACATGGCATAGGACCTACATAAAAAATACCGATGCCACCATACCCCGATCGTCTAATGGTAGGGCCGTTGTTTTACATGCAACAGATGGAAGTTCAATTCTTCCTTGGGGTACAAAAATGGGAATGATAGTTTGTATTAGACGGCAATCTGATACATGAGTTCATAGCCATACTGTGAAAGATTGGTCTTGCCGGACTTGTTGAGGTAACAGTTTCATTGATAGTGTAAAGGAAGCACGGCTACGTGGAGTAGTAGGTCAGGGTTCGAATCCCTGTAATGAGCAAAATTGGGATAGGCAGATAAGGTATCGGCCGGCTCTGTAAAAGCCTAGCGAGGGGGTTCGATTCCCTTCTATCCCACAAAATCCTGCATTAGGGTAGATGGAAGGTTTAGTTTTACTAAAAGCCGCTAATGTAGGTAAATTGGATCTTTTGTATAGCTGGTGCGTACGCTAGTCTGAAGAACTAGAGGAGTAGGTTCGATTCCTACAGGACCCACAAACAAGGAAACAACCCCTGAGTTGGTAAGGCCTTACCCGGACTCAAGAGAAGTAAAGTTACTAGATGGGTGCGTAACGCCTTGGACTACTAAGAATGAATGATACGAGCCTGTAAAGTTCGAAAGGAGTCAGGTAGTAGTCAAAACTGGACCTATAGCTCCAATGGTAGAGCGAGAAGCTGTTAACTTCGAGGTTGGGGGTTCGAGTCCCTCTAGGTCCGCAATTAAATGCTCGTATAACAGGTAGTGAGGTCGCTCCCCAACCTGAAGTGGGTTAATGATGGTAAAGAATTACTGCCCGATATTCTAGATAAAGTATGGTAAGTGTCTGCGCAGGTAATTAACAAAGCTGGTTCGATTCCAGCTATGAGCACAAATTGCTCCTATAGTAGAATGGTTAGCACACATCTCTGATAAGGATGAAATGGAGGTTCAATTCCTTCTAGGAGTACAAAGTAGAATAAGCTAGTGTTGGGCCTACAGGAATGATATCTTCCACAACACTCTATGGAGAGTAAAACAATCAGGGTATTGTCACCGCCTGCTAAGCGAGTGGTTCAGTAAAATGGATGGATTTCGAATATTCTGCTTTCCGCAATGTGTTGTTCCCTTGAGAAAGGAAATTGTTCCATAAAATGTAGATACACCAAATACAGTCTACACAACATAGAGGCTTCTCAACAAGTAGTTATTTACAAAGGGCGATATTAATAGGAGTCCATATTAATTGATTTAACTGCGTGACCCTACTCTTATAAGGTCTTAAATGGATAGGAAGCTTAGCGAAAAGCGAAGGTGGATAGAATAATTTAAGAAGCTAAGTAAGAAAGAGGGTTCTAATAAAAGCCTGTTCCCCGTCCTCACAACGCATCTAAGGAATGCAGGAGTAGAATAGTACGTTCGGGGCCTTAGTGGTAGGACACTTGATCAAAAAATCTAAAGTACAACGATAAGTTAACGGGCTCTTATCAACTACCGAGTGAGCTTGGGATCAAGGATGGCTCATATCCACCCTTAGGTTGGTTCGAATCCAACACTCGGTACAAAATTAAAAAATGAAGATTAAACCAAACTCATGCCGGATGGGCTTCTTATTGGTTGTCTAATTTTTACATGGTGATTGTAGCTGAATTGGTAAAGCGTCTGATTGTGATTCAGGAGATTGTGGGTTCGAGTCCCATCTTTCACACAAAAATATCCCTGTGGTGAAATGGTAAACACAACGAGTTTAAGCCTCGTAAGCTGCAGGTTCGACTCCTGTCAGGGATACAAAATTAAAGTGGCGGAATTGGTAGACGCTAATTAACAGATAGAGGGAATAAAGGAATGGTTATCTCTCATACAGGTTCGACTCCTGTCTTTAATTTTAATTGGTCTTATAGCATAAATGGAAATGCACTTGCT